CCTTTTCCGTCCTTAAGGATTGAATAACCAACTTCTCTTTCCAACTTCGCCCGACTTTCAAAGACTTCCGGAAAATCCTTTCTGATATGGTTCCAATAACCCATGCCGCCTTTTACACAGCCGACGCAATTATTGTTCGCATATCCAAGTTCGTACATCTTTGGTCGGGCAAAATCAAAAGTCCGTTCAAACAATCCGTGTACCTCTTCTTTCGACAATCCTCTGTCAATCAATGGAAATTCATGTTGCGCCTGTGGATTAGCTTCAATGGTTCTTTCAGCCCTTTCAGTTTCCTTAAGGTCAAATCCCCACACATAAGTAATCTCACAATCTTTGTGTCGTTCTTCCCATTCTTTACGAATCCGCTTTTTCAGCCAATTAGTACATGGATTTATTCCTGTTCTGTAATTTCCAATAAATCCAGCCGTTCTTATGCAATCCTCAACAGAATTGTACTCGCTTGACTTCAAAATCTTTATCTCTTTTCCGATAGCCTTTTCGCAATCTTTGATAAATCTCATGCTGTCTGGATGTTGGTCTGCAATGTCAATGTATATCCATTCGTCTACATCTCCAGCAAGATATCCAGCCATAAAACTAGATATTCCTGCACTTATCCAACATACCTTTAGTTTCTTTTTTGTCATAACACCACGTTACAAATCCATGTATCGTGGATAACATAGTCAGCAAGCGTTTTTTAGCATACTTTAATCCGGTCTTGCGCGGAACTCATTTTACTATGCTTTGTGCGCAATTCTGTTTTACTTTACCCATTGCGCAACCTCGGTTTACCGAGGATTCGTTATTCCTTTCTTTTTCTCTTTCTCGGCTGGGACTTGTCGCACCAGCCTACTTCACTTCTATGCCTCATCAAACTCTTTTCTTTTCCTCTCATATAACGCTCTGATGCGTTCTTTATCGTCGGTGATAATGTCGTATTTATCGCCTGTAAACCCCGGCGGTACATCCTCCGTATACTCGATATACACTTTCTCTGGATGGCTAGGTGGCATGTATGGGAATGTGATTTCTTTCCGGAATCGTCCGCTTGAAAACCAAGTAATTCCTCCGTTGTCACTTACAATGATTCCGTCAATGTCATATGCCGTTCCATCCGGCTTAAGAAATACACCAGGGCATCTCTTGTTCTGCTTTGTTTGTCCATATACCGTAATCCATTCATCTTCTTCTCCTGTCAGTGGGCTAATAGGTTTCCACCTCATCAGTCTTTCCAGAACACTGATCGCGTAGCTGGCAGAAAAACCGCTGTGCCCCTGATCTGCAAATTTTTCAAGAATCTCCAAAATGTTGTTATTCATCATTTCCTGCATTCCATCTTCGCCTTTCGGAATGCGATCAAGTTCAGATTTTGCATATTCGATAATATCGCTCATTTTTATTCCTTTCTTTTCCTTCTCTTCGCCTCATATTTGTCGCACTGCCATACCGGACAGTTTCGGCTATGTAACGTTTTCAAGATATAACTGCAACTCACTCCGCCGTTCGTGCCATTGTATAAGCCGTATTTGCAGCTCCGGCACACCTTCAGGCTTGTCTTAATCATTGCCATATCACAGCCTCCTGCAGATAACCTCCAACTTATTGCGGATTTCGGCTAATCTCTCTCGATTGCTAACAAGTGCCTGCTCCATGCAGTTCACCTGTTCATCGTTCTTCTGAGTCATATCGTATCCATACAGTTTTCTGCCGATCTCACACACAAGGTTTTCAACTACAGTCAGAATCTCTCCTGTATTCACCACTACCTCGGCAAGGTTTACTTCATCGCTCGCTTTAACTGCCACATTATCGTTCATCATCTTCTTTTCCTCCTGCAAAATGTAATTCCATCAGATCTGCAATCATCAGGTATTCCTGTCCGTATTTGCTGTCTTTGTGCGTTTTCTTAACTTTTCCCCTGAATTCTTCCAGTGTTCCGTAAAAGCATCCGCACCTCACTCCTACTGTTCCGTCCTTCTGCCGGAAAAATGTAGTTGTCCGCTGCTCACTTCCAAAACCTCCAACAATTGCATAATCCAGATCACCGTAGACCCGTGCATTACCGCAGACCCATGCTTCACCGTAGACCCGTGCATTACCGCAGACCCATGCTTCACCGTAGACCCGTGCTTCACCGCAGACCCGTGCATTACCGCAGACCCGTGCATTACCGCAGACCCATGCTTCACCGTAGACCCGTGCTTCACCGTAGACCCGTGCATTACCGTAGACCTGTGCATCACCGTAGACCCGTGCATTACCGTAGACCCGTGCATTACCGCAGACCCATGCATTACCGTAGACCCGTGCATTACCGCAGACCTGTGCATCACCGTAGACCCATGCATTACCGCTATTAGCGAGGTTAGATTCTTTCTCTATGAATCCTCCCAATTCTCCTTCTTTCACATTTCCAAATTCCACAAGAGCCTTAATTCTAAATAATTTCTTTCCAAAAATATTGGTCACATATTCTGCTGTAAGTTCAAATTTTTTCATTTTCTCACCCTCTCTATCAAGCAAACGGTAACTCTTCGTCAATTCCATCTGGTATGTTCATGAAACCATTTTCATCTGTCATTGGATTAACTTCATTATTCGGATTAGCCGGAGCTGCACTCTGCTGATTGCTGTTTTTACTTTCTCCAAACTCAATTTCTTCCACCAGAACATCCGTGGTGTAGACCTTGTTCCCGTCCTTGTTCGTATAGGAACCGGTCTGAATCCGTCCGCAAATATTAGCCCTCATGCCTTTACGGAAGTATTTTTCGATAAACTCCCCGGATTTTCCGAATGCTACACAGTTGATAAAATCAGCTGTCGGGTTTCCATCACCTTTGAATCTTCGTTCTACTGCCAGAGTAAATCTCGCAACCGCAGTTGTTTTCTCTCCGTTTGAGTATCTAACGTCAGGGTCTTTCACGAATCTACCTGTTAAAATTACTTTATTGATAAGTCATTCCGCCTTTCTTCTAATCACCATTTCATATTCTGAATTTGGATATTCTTCTACCATATTGGGTAATAATTCCCTTTATCATCCGCAACCCAATAACCTGTGCTCCAAGTATCAGTTAATGGGTCATAGACTTTTCTGCCTTTAATCATTCTTTTTTCCCTCTATTTCCTTGAGTTCTACAAAGCCATCAGTAATAGCTTCTTTAATAATCAAAGTATTGTATCTTTCAAGGCTGATTGTTATTGTTTTATCCTCACACTCTCTTATATTTCCTAAAATATCTTTGTATTTAGCCATATAATCTCCTTTCTAAAACGGACACTCACTAGGATTTTTCAAATCCCAACTTTTCCCTGCAACCGCAACATCTACATTCGCCCCATAAGCAACTTTTTTCATCTTCTCGATAAAACTATCACTATCAGCATTTTCTTTTGATAAATGGCACATAATCACGTTTTGCAACTGATCTGACACATTGGCTTTTACAAAGTCGCAAGCCGTATCAATGCTCATATGACCGCGGATAACATGGTTTTTCTTTGCATCGTCACCGGATAACAATTCCGGGTCATAATTAACACCAAGTAGAATGTGATTTACATTTTTGAACCGCCACTTAATCAGTTCTGTGTCAGTTGCATAAATCATTGTCCCCATCTCTGGGTGACGAATCAAAAATCCGTAACACGGGCATTCGGAGCCATCTCCGTTCGTATGAGTCCACTTGCCGTTTAAATCGGTCAAATCAAATGATCTGATTTTCCATCTGCCTTTGAATTTCACACCGGTATCATGTCTATACGGAGCAAATACAGGTATTCCCATTGCTTCTAATTCTTTCAGTGATTTGCTATGGTCTCCTAACCATGCTCATGAGTTACAACACAGCCGGAAATGTCTCTGATATTCCATCCGCACATTCTCTTGATATCCTTAATCGGCATTCCTGCATCAAGCAGAAGCGTTTCTGTATTCGTCCTAAGCGCATATGAATTTCCCGAACTTCCAGTTCCGCAGCATAGCAATTTGAGCATTAAATCACCTCGCTTTCCTTTAACTTCCACACATAACCTCCAGCTTGTTTTCTTACCTTTCCAGGCTTATATTCTTCCTCATTTGCCACTTGCAATATATTTCTTTGACAAATTCCTGTAAGTTCACTCGCAATTCGTCCATTTGCATATTCTGCAATAAAATTTCCGTCTGAATCATACTGTAAAATATGTTTCGTCTTTTCAAACCTATTGTAATTTGCAATGCCTACATTTATTTGAGGGTGTTTCTTTAGCGTTTCCTTTCGGTGTTTCTTTGGATGTATGATTTCAAGATTAGTAACAATATTGTTTTGTTTGTTGTCGTCTTTATGATGAACATGGTAACCTTTAGGGATTTCTCCGATAAATGTCTCCGCCACCAATACATGAATCCTTACACTACGTCTCTTATTTTGAATAGAATCACGAAGAACAACGCTAAAATACCCTCCTTTTTCATTTCTCTCAGAAAGAATATATCCGTCGGAGCATCTTTTGAAACTTTTCAATCTTCCAAAATTCGATATTTGGTATATTCCGGAAAAGCCATTTACCCATTTCCACTCTTCATCCATTCGTATTTACACCTCATCATCTGCCGGAAATTGGAAAACGCAATTTTTTCGGTAAAATCCGTTTTCAAACTCTACGCTTTCTCCTAACCATGTTTTTCTCAGCATTTCCATGGCTTTCAGTGCTTTTTCTCTGGACGAATATTCTGCAATTCTTCCGCAAAAAAGTTCTTGCGGACTTGCTGCTAAATTTTTGCTTGCGATTATGCAATTATCTACAGTTATCGAAAATGTAAAATTTTCATATGGAATATCATCCGTTCCATCCTGTGAAATTACTCTCATAACTACTCCTCCAAGTCTTAACCTGCATCAAAAAGCACTTCGGCATCTGGCAATTGACTATGTGCTGTTTTCCATCTGCCTTCTGTTTTCTCATATTCTCTATCAAATTCAAACGTAGGTCTAAAATCTCCATCACCATCAGAATAAAATTCAATCATGGACGAATGACCTAACTTTCCACAACTTTCCATCCAATGCAACATCGAACAAAAATTATTAACCCATCTTTCGCTCATTGTTACTCTTATATTAAATTGAACTGTTTTATTCATGATCTCCAAAACCTCCAACATATTTTGCATTCATATCCCAATTTATGGTGCTTGCAAACTTTAATCCAGTCGTGGTGATGCGTTCTATCCCTCCTACATAAACTCCGGCATTGCCTGCTGCCCGTCTGGCTCTGTCACTGTTCCAGCAGTTTCTTCCGGTTCAAAATCCATAGAATTTGCATTCTGAACGATCTCTTCATGAGCCTGCTCCTGTACATCTTCAATCTTGTATTCTTTGAAATCACCGTCAATAATCTCTTCTTTTGTGTACAGACCCATAGTCAGTTCCGGGCAATTAAGACTGGAAAAGAAAGATGCCGCTCTGTAACGAAGCATCAGCTGTGGCATGGTTTTCCATTTACTTCCGTTTTTTCCAAGCCATCCCTCTGCTCTCGCCATGTCCATGTCAACCGTCATTCCTTCAACTTTTCTACCATTCTTCATTACCCATGCTGTGCAAGAAAATGGCTTTCCATCCTTGTCCTTCTTCTCCTCGAACTGTAATTCCGTATCGAATTTTCCGCTGTTATTGATCGCAGCAATCAAAAACTTGGAACTCCATGACGGTCTTCCCTGAATCACATTGAGATTCTGCATTACCATAAGCGGACTTACGTGCAATCTCTGTGCCTGCTCAATGGCAATCAGACAATTCGCTTCGTTTCTCTGGAACGTTTGTGGCACTATCGTTGAACTTGACAATGCTTTTGCCATCTGCATAGCCATAATGAAGTTATCTGACGTTCCAAAAATTCCAAGACTGTAATCCGTCACTTTATTTCTTGATACTTCTTTCTTTTCCTCTGTTACTGCTACCTGTGTATCTGCCATAATTACTTTTCCTCCAATAATTCTTTTACATATAAATCCATCGAATATAACATTAGCATTTTCTTGAATATCTTTTATCAATAGGCGTACTCAATGCCTTATCAATGCTCCATCCCATATGTAATCTCTTTGCTAACGAATCTCTGGAAATCCCTATAATTCTAGCCCATTCAGATATGCTTTTTTTCTTTCCGTTATACTCAATAAATTTCGCATGTCTGCTATTATTGTTTTGAACCAAACTAGTTACCCATCTACAATTTTCTGGACAATAGTTTCCATTATTATCAATTCTGTCAATAGTTAATTCTTCCGAATATCCGTTTTTCAATGCCCAATCTAAAAATTTTACAAATCCATTTTCTCCTAGCCATTGATCACACATTCCAATTCCTCTTCCACCATAATTTTCATATTCTTTCGCATACATTTTATAACATCTACTTTTAATATTGTTGTATATACGATATAACCTTGAGTCAGAAAATCCGTGTTTTTTATTAAATCTATTTCCCGTACCTAATCACCTCCTGCAAAGTATGCTCTGCCAGATCTTTTGCTTTCAGAATTACTTTCAGTTCTGTTTCCGCCATTTATTTTTCCTCTGGTTCAAAGATTGCAGAAGAAAAGATACAGAATGGGCGAACACCGCCGCCGTCATAGCAATAGCTGCGGCTGATAAAGCAGGACGGAGAAACAACGACAACACTGCTTTTGAAATCATTGCAAGGCGTACTCCACGGAGAAATCAACCAGAACCAATCGCCTGTATTTGGAATCAACTTTCTGTATTTTCGATACTCGTCCACTGTCAAAAGTGACACTTTATCATCACATGTTCCGTACTCCGTCTGACCGTCCAATGAAAGAAGATTTCTTTCAAATTCGATCAGATTACCTGTCCCGATTTCTGATTCCATCTTTTTCAAAAATTCTTCATTCAAATACTTCCGAAGATCGCTGGTTCTCCAGTCATTATTTTTAGAGTCAAATTCCATGTTACCGATAGAATCAGCCAGGCAAACATAACCGTCACTTGTGATGTCAATAATCTTCCAATTAACTTCTGCCAGTTCAAATGTGTCGCCAATGGTAAGACATTTAGAAAATCTCTTGTTGCATTCTACTTTCTGTCCACTTCTCAGCTCTTCCATTTCTTTTTTTAACACATCAATCTGTTCCTGCAATGCTTTCATTGTCAATGCCATTTTCATTCCCCTTTCGATACAAAGATATTAGATTTTAAGATGCAAAACGGACGAACACCGTTGCCGTAGTTGCAAATGCGGCTGCCGATACCGCTGGCCGGAGAAACAACGGTCATAGAATATTTCCATCCTCTGTCTTCTGTGCTCCAAGGTGTGCATGTCCACCACCAATCGTTAAGATCTTTATTAACCAGCAAATTGTTGTACATCCTTGCCTCATCAAACGTAATCGGTCTAACTTTGCACTTGCATCCGGTAAATTCATACTGTGAATCTACAGATTTCGGGTCCGCAACAGTTTCAACAAGGTTTTCCTCTCCTACTTCCGCCTCAATAGCTGGCTGAATTTTTGTCTCAATAACTTTTCTAAGGTTTGATTTACTGTAGTCCTTTGAATCATCATCAAACTTTACATTTCCCGCCATGAATCCTTTGGAGATCACTTCTGTTGTTTCCTCATGTTGCTTCAAAACCACAAAGTCGTATTCCCCAATTTTGAAAATTTCTCCCGGATTCAAAGTCGAAAGCTGCACTTTTGACTGCTCTTCCTCTTCTTCCAGCTTCTTAACCAGTTCTCTTGCCATATCCAATGCTCTACTCATTTTCTCCCTCCACTTTTAGTTCTTTGCCATCATTTACGATCAACATAATCAACTGCCCGTCTACCATATCAATAACTTTTTTCTGGTTTTCGGAGTCCAACGACTCGCAATCGTCCAACCAAATAGGAACTGAAATTCCTTCGATTTTCTGGATGCTCCGGCAAATATCCAGTTTTCCGAGAATCCGGTTTCCCTTATTGCTGATTGTGGTCAGAATAGACTTTCCGTCAATCTGTGGAATGCATACGGACTTATAATTGCCGTTCTTTGCATTCTCGAACAACTTCCACTTAACCAGTCCAAAATTGCTGTTGATTTCATCGGAAAGCAGCTCATTTTTCTTCTTTTCCAGTTCTGCCAGAAGGTCAAGGATATGTTCTGCATCCGTCTTTTTCTGCCCCAGGTCAAGTTTCTTGGATTTCAGTTCTTCCAGCCGTTCTTCTTCTGCGGAAGTATCTGACTGTGCAATCTTCTGTTCGCAAGCTCTCAGCTGCTCATTCAGTTCCATCTCTTCCTGTTTAAGCTGTACTTTCAATTCTTCCACATTGCTGAACTGCTCCAGATATTTTTCTTTTTCCGAAATCTGTTTCTGAATGTTCTTATATTCTTCAGTGCCGGAAATATCCGCAGCGACCGGAATTTTGGCTTCTTTTTCTTTGAGAAGTCGAATTCCTTCTTCGACATTTCTGATATCTTCAGTTGTCTCTTTCAAAGAATCATTCAGTTTCTCGACTTCCTGTTCATCTTCTTCAATCGTCTTTTTCAACGACATTCCTTTATCGGTAATTCGTTTTAACTCAGCTTCTTTACGCACTGCGAACTCTGACCGGAGCTGTTTTTTCTTGTCCTCTGGATATTCCTGCCCGCAGTACACGCACACGGTACTACTTTCATCAAAAACTCTGGTTTTTTCCTGCTTCCAAAGTTCAGCCATTTTCTGCTTATCTTCGGTCAATCTTTTAATCGAATCTTTCAAAATTTCTACTTTCCGGCTGTAATTGTCAGACTCAATTTCTAATTTCCGCCTTTCAGCTGTTTTTTCTGCAATCTCACTTCTGATCTTCCGGACTTTTTCTGACAGAACATTATTTGCCTGATTCTGCATATCTGACAGTTTGAATTTCAGCTCCATGATTCCGGCAGTCGCAGCTTCATAATCTTTCAAAATGTTCTGACTGTCAGCCTGTTTTTTCAGATTCTCTGCAATCTGTTCTTTCAATGTATTTCTCTGCAATTCCAGATCAGATACATCAATGTCAGATTTCAACTTGATATCTCGTTCTTTCTCCTTAATCTGTCCGTCCAGAACCGGAAGCTCTTTCTCGATGTCTGATTTCTTTTTCTTGTTCATTGCAGATAATTCTTCTACATAGTAATCTTTCAGCCTTTCTGCCAGTTCTGAAAGTTCTTCATTTTCCCGGCAAACGGATAAATCCGAAAACTCTTTTGACAATGAGAATAAATATGCTCTCATTTCATCTGCTTTTTTAGTAAGAAAAGCCTCTGGATTGGAACAACTTTTCAAAAGACCCATATCAATTCCAAGATATGATTCAAATTCTGTTTTTTTCTTTGGAACATCATTGATAAAATATTTATTATCATCTTTGTAAGATGCTCCGTCCTTGCTGATCGTCCGGTGCTGTACCTTCCGCATGGAAATTTCTTTCCCATCCAGGTTAAAAACCAGTGTTACTTCTACATCAGAATCCATTACCGGTTCCCCGTCAACTTCCCTACGGACTGCCGGACTGCTTTTCAAATTGTAGTCGCAATCAAACAGTACCCAAGTATATGCGGTCGCAATGCTGGACTTTCCAGCTCCGTTCATGCCGGAAATTTTAGTGATATTAGAGAAATCAATCTCTTTTTCGTTATATTTTGTGAAGTTTTTCAGCTTCATTCGCAAAAGTTTCAGTTCCATTTCTTTTCTCCCTTAATTCGTTTGCGGTTACGATTGCCAGTTCCGTTCCAAGGATACGAAGTATTTCCTCTCCGCTCGGCTTACATCCGGCAGCTATCAAATCAACCAGAACATTCACTCTGGTTTCCTGATCTACCAAATCGAGATACTCGTCTTTGCTGATGCATATATACGCATCCTCCAGTAAATCCACTTTCATTTTTCCTCCACCTGTTCAAATCCAAGCACCTGACCGTCGTTAATAACTGCTGCCTGATCTTTTTTCTCATAATTGTCAATGCAGTTCTGCAATGTAATAGCTTCCATGTTCATTTTTTATCTCCTGTAATTTAATCTTCTAAACTTATCCACCGACCGAATAATACCTGTTCCTTTGTGGATGATCTTTAAATAAAACTCCGTTTCATCCACCAGCATCCAGTTAGCCGGATTAAATCTAGCTGCCGCCACAGCTTCTTTCTGCTCTCTGGTTAATCTCTTTGGCTGCTTCATCTTTTCTTTCTCCGTGAAAGATACCAGCTGTATGCGATGCAAGCACCAAGCTCTGCAATGATACAAGCTACAAAGCCTGCCCAAAATTCTGGAATATAAATTGTCATTACTTTTTCCTCCTATTTCCCGTGCAATCTTTCTAGTTCCGCTGCACGCTTTAAAATTTCTTCAGCATAGTTGCTAAGTGTTCCGTCCTCATATGCTCCGACTCCGTAATTATCGGAATATCCTGCGTTATAGAACATCAGTGCCGGTGCTACCTCGCCATATTTGTGTAGCAGCTCTTCCAGAAGCGTTACTCCCACATAAATGTTGTCGTATGGGTCAGTCATATTCCGATCTCCGATCAGTTCCCGGTGAATTTCCTTGTCCACCTGCATGAGGCCAACGCAGTTACCGTTTACCGCATCCGGGTTCCAGCTAGACTCCCTTTCTATCATGGCTTCCACAAGCTCCGGTGAAATGTTTTTGCTTTCGCAAAGCCGTTCAATGTACTCCTGCCAGTCTCCCTGATGATCACTTCCGGCATTTGCAATCATGGCAAAACCGGCGAACAACAGGAATGCAATTACTACCGCTATTGCCATTCTTTTCACTTGCTCCCTCCTACTTTTTGTGACATTTGATAGGTGAATGCTCTCGCCATCTGTAATGTCGTGCCGGAACATCTTCACCTCGAAACTTCTTTTTCTTCTCGCTCAATGCATCCTGCTCCGCTCTGAATGCTTTGTACTGCTCACATTCATCATGGTAACTTCCGCATCCACGACGTTCACACTTTAAGCATGGTGCTGTCCGCATAAGTGCCTCCTGTTTTACGAATAGTTCCCTTTCAGCTTCCTTTTGTATATGCTTTTTGCTAAAACAGAGCATCCCAATTCAAAAACAATATTTTCAAAATCTTCGTCGTCATCAGCAATTTTTCTAATTGCACATTTCATGCTTTTTTTAGTAATTAAACTACGATCAAGAGTTCTTATACGATACGCCTCTATTGCCGTATTCTTTATGTTACCCATTCTGTTTCCCTTCCCTATGAGCAATATTTCATTGCATATCTCTTTACGATTCCCTCAAAAATGGCTTTCAGCTGCGGTTTTTCATAAATGATTGCAATTTTTGTTGTTCCATCCTTGATAGCCGTCTTTGTGTTCCCGGCTTTCTCCATTCTGGAACGTTTGTTATCCTGCAATCTCTTCAGACTGCAATGTGCCGTTGTTTCCAGTTCCCCGTAAAGTTGGCTGTATAAAGACTGATAGTCAGTACCGCTCTTTATTGAGATTTCACGCACCCTCGCATTTATTTCCGCTTTCCAGTCCCCAATAGGCTCTGTGAATATCTCTTTTATGGTGTCAACTGTCTGCTCAACCTTTGCGATCTGCTGTGCCTGCCGTTTCTGCTCAATCTCTGCCCTGTTCATATTTTCGACAAGCATATTCATAAGCTGTAACTGCGGTGACAGTTGCGAACGGTCAATGACAGTCTGCTTAACTTTTTCCTCAACCAACGAAAAATACTCTCTTGCCTGTTCTGCTTTCTCACCATTTCCCTTCATGGAGAGTTTCTTTGCAAAATGGGCTGTCAGACGGTAATCCTCGGCAAAATTGCCTCTTCCATGTTCACTCTTCATTGATGAAGAGTAAAAATAATCCTCATTTTCAGTAGCAAATTCATTATCAAGAATATTAGCTTTAAGCCATCTTGCATAATTCTGCGGTGCCAGTTCCAGAAACTCATACAGCTTTCTAGCCGTAGTCATCCCCTCGCCGTCAATATCAAGCGCAATCTCAATCGGAGTACGCATATTGCTTTGTACCGGTTCATTCATTTCAATTCACCTTCTTTCGTGGTATACTCTCCTATAAAGGAGGTGATAAAGATAAGTAAATGTCCTCTTAACGATTTCAAGGATTGTGTACATGACTGTGCGTGGTATATTTCCAAGTATGAATGTTGTGCTATGCATAAATTAAGCAGTCTACATAGCGTATCAAATCTCGTAGAGCTTAAGTCCATAGAAAGAAATATATCCAGTATCGAATCCGCACTTAATCGGCATCAATCCTGATAATCGTATCTGTGATACGGCAAATTTCGCCCGCAATGCGAATTTTGGTTTCCGCATCAGCAGAATTACTGTTGCTTTCCTCTGCCAGTTTCTCAATTTGCTGGTAGAGGGCTTCTTTTAACCCAGCGATGTCATGCTGCATTCTTCCTTATCTCTCCTTTCAGAAGTTAAATTCTTTGAACTTCAAGCATTTAATCACCATCTTTCTTCTCTTGTTTTTCCTTCTTTTCTGCCATGCTCTCAACTTTCCCAAGAATATAACCCTTGTCAAAATCTGACATCTTCGGAATTGCATCTTTCAGTTTCTCAACTACCTGCTTTTCTCTTTCACTCATTCAATTCACTTCCTTCCTGTGGTATAATCTCCTTAAAACAACTAAGGAGGTGGCTTATTATGGTTTTTACTGGCTTCTGTGATAAACAGAGCAAGAATTATTCTGTTGAGATTAAAATGGCAGATTCTTCCGATTTGGAAAAACAGCATTTTGAAACCGGTCGCTTAATCTGCCAATATGCAATGTTATCTGGCTGTTGCCGCAGTCCTAAACAATGTTCCATACTTCAAAATCTCAACAAATGATTTACTGGCTCTCTGTAACAGGAGAGCCAATTTCAACCTCATACCCATCTTTGAATCTGATGCTTTTAATCTCTCCAGCAGTGTCCTGATTAACAAGTAGCACCCTCAAGTCTGTCGCAATTTCAAAAGCGTTCAAGTCAATTGTCAGCACAGGAAGCTCCCCAGCTTTTTGCTTTAATTCGTAGCTTCTGACACCATCAATTTTGCGACCACCAATAAGAATTTCGGTGAATATTCCTTTTTCCCCATCAACCTGTCTAATTTCGATTTTTGCCATTCCATCACCTCCTTTATTGACTTCGTGAGTTCAGTTTTCTTCTCTCTTTGCCTTTTGATACGGAACGGCACAGTACAACTTTTTCCCTGTTTTCTTTGTTTCGGACTTGCGAATACCATACTTTTTTCTTTTTCTTTTTCGCACAGGTTCAGATAACGCTTTTTCTATGTCCCATCCATTTCTTAATCTGGAATAAACAGTAGAAAGTGAAACTCTCTTTTCTCTGCATAGTTCGCACAGCTTAACAACTTTTCCGTCATACAAAACAAAAATTGTGTTTCTTTTGTTTCTCGCGTTTTCCTCCCTTGTTATCCATCTACAATTGTTCGGTTCATAATTTCCGAATGTATCCATTCTATCTATCAGCAATCGAGAGCTATATCCATTTTCTAGTGCCCAATGTTTGAACTCATCAAAAGAATTTCTCCATTCATCACAAACTTTAATTCCATTTCTTTTATAAGAATCATCTTTGTAATTACCATGACACCTCCCTATCATCAAAGTCCAAATCCTCTTTAGACGTTCCTCATCTCCTTCCATTTTCCTCACCTCCTTGTTGATTGTAAAACAATTATAAGTCGGTCAAAAACATTTGTCAATAGTTTTTGTTGATTTTTTCAACATTCTATGTTATTATACAAATACGGAAAGGAGGTGCGAAAATGAATGAGCGAATAAAAGAAATTAGAAACACTCTCGGATTCACTCAACAGGAATTTGCTGATAAAATAAAAGTAAAGAGAAACACTGTTGCTACTTATGAAATGGGGCGAAGCGTTCCAAGCGATTCTGCTATTGCATTGATATGTTCTGTTTTTAATGTAAATGAAGAGTGGCTCCGAACCGGAACCGGGGAAATGTTTCAGCCGACCACCAAGAATGATGAAATTGCAAGGCTTTTGGGAAATGTTTCTAAGATGGATGATTCTAATTTCAGAAGACGTCTTATCAATGCTCTTGCAATGCTCGATGATGATGGATGGACGCATCTTGAAGAATTGATTGATATGATTGCAGGAAAAAATTAAAAGAAAGACCATGTACAACACGTGAGTACATGGTCTTTTTCGTTATTCCAGAAGTGTTTTTATAAATATGTAAATCGAACGTAGCCAACACGGATTCTCAATCCTATTAACCATTTCAATAATTCGTCGTCGGTAAACTTCCTTCTCATTCACTAAAAACCCTCCAATCAAAAATCCGCATGTGCCGTAAAGTAGCTTAATAGAATTATAGAACATATGTTCTTATTTTGCCAATATCAATCAAATCTTGTCGAACCGTGTCGGATTTTGCAGAAAGATTATGTATGCGAAAAGATTGACAGATTTTCCCGAAAAAAGTAAGCTATTCGTATGGGGAAACACCATGCGGATTAGTGTTCCCCCAGCCGGAAGTTGATGTCTCTTTTTTGAGACAAGCATATTTTAACACTTTAAAGAGGGAGGACGGAACACTATGAAAAAAGAAAATTTGTATAAATTATCGGGACATTTTACCAGAGAAAGCACTATCTTTACAGATAATTTACGTCACAATTTGGATATTTGCTTAAAGTATTCAGATATTACCATTCATGAATTGGCTGAATCCGCCGGTATTTCTTTTGACACGCTTAAAAATCTGTTGTACCAGAATTCCAAAGACTGTAAGTTGTCCACTGCCGCCCTCTTAGCCAAGGCTATAGGTGTTACAGTGGATGAGCTAATCGGACTTGACACTATTTCCGAAGAGGACATGGACTGCATTTCTATGTTCCGTGAAATGCCTGAACACTATCAGTATTTTGTGCGCTGGTTCGTCCGCAGGCAATATGATCTTTCTTTGGGCGGTTTCCGGCAAGGGAGAAAAACTGTCCCTGTGATGAATCTGGAGGAACATCCAGACGGCACGTTACATATTTCCGGCGAGTTTGAATCCCTTGATATCACTGATATTCCGCAAAATATCAAGCCGCAAATTTTTATGGGCATAAAAACATCCGTCGACAACTATATGCCGCACTACACGCCATATGACATTCTTCTAATCGCCAATGACCGCAATCCACGCCATACCGAGGATAGCATCATCATTTACGGGGACAATGTGTTCATTGCCCGCAGAATTCCTTGCGGAAATGGAAAATGTGAATATGTGAGCATCAGAGATAACAGATCCCGATGCTCAGAAGGTGATGTCGATGATATGATCGGATATGTGGCGTATGTCTTTAAGTTAATTTAATTACAAGCATAAATGCATCAGCATCTGATCTTCCAGCGGTAACAGTTATTGTAGAAACGGCAGATGAATTCGTTTTTTCTAAGTGCCAAACAGTAACGCAGGTACTTGAGTTGCTTAAAATTTGTTGTAATTGACTTATAGATCCATTTGTTACAGCAAGAGAATGTTTTAGCGTATCCGCCGTAGTATTTGCTCTCGATACGACACTTACTACTACATAGTGTTTTCCTGTATTTGCTGCAACATTGAAGTAGGCTTTCTTGCTCGAATCTGTTGTCTTGTTATTAAATTGTTCTTGTTTGACTGATAAATTGTTTACTTTTGCGTTTAAGCCGTTATTATAATTCGCATCATACTGCGCCTTTGTATATAGCCCGTATGAATTCGGGCTATTTTTTACATCATTCTGTCCTTGAGTACGTCCAGAATTATACGATGGTCTACTATCTAGTGTACCTCCGCTATAATATCCGGCATCCACAGATTTTGTTGTATTACTTCCAGACCAGTTCAACGCGCCTCTGTTCGCCATTGTTCCAGAACGCTTTGTTTTTGCATCGGCATTGTAGAACGTCTTCCCGGACAGTACATCTCCCGTACCTGCATCTCCTGTTAAAGCAAGCGTTCCTGTTATTGGTTCCCCATCCGCCCCAACAATTACTTTTCCGCTAAGTACATCACCTGCAAGCGCAGTAACAAGGTCAAGATCAATTCCACCACCGCCGCCCGGCATTAAAATCATTCCCATAGATTATACTCCTTTCAAGCCGACCGTGATATCCGTGGCTGGTTTTTTGTATACTTTGAAAGTGACACTTCCTGCAGAGGTTGTCCCTGTTCCAGAAGAAACAATTCCAAAAGCCTTACTGTAAGCTTTCTGCGTTGCTTCTGACGCTCCATCAGCTAACAAACTTACAAGTATCGGTGAATCATCCTCTTTTATTCCATCAACTAATACGATCTGCTGATATGGTGCTTCGGATCCCGTCCATCCTGCAGCCAGTAAAGCTGCTTCTTTGACTCCTTTTAATCCATTAACAACGATATTTGTATCATTGATGTCCTTTGCTCCAAAATTGTCTCCCTCCTGCTGATACTCCGTAGCATCAGTCAAAGAGATCGTCCCGTCAGAATTTGTTGTCTGCGTGTACTTTCTCTTTGTTCCGTTAGCAATAATATCATCTTTGTAATCCGTCTTTAACATCACAACTTCACTCCTCTCATATTACCAAGTCTGAATGACAGCACCGGAAGTCCCGCTTCCTGCCTATTCAACATTTCATAAATGCTTAAAATGCCTGACTCTATCCGGTTCAGTTCGTTCCACTGAATAAAAGCCCCATTGCTGTAGAATGTTGCTGTTACACCAAAATCTTGTGTGAAAACATTATCGTTGATTGTTTCCAGGTTCTTCTCAAAATTATTGATTTCACGGGCATATGGGTAATCGGAATATCCTTTATCCGCTCCCATATTGATGATTTTGAAATCCGGGTAAAGCTCTTCCGCTCGTTCGTGTAAAAAATTCAGATTTCCCTTAATCCTGTTGTAATCCGATATATTGAACCGGTCTCCAACCGCCCAGTTTGTTTTAGGCTGAATCCACGCCATATTACAGCACCACCTTTCTTGCCTTTAAAGTGCCTGACCATCCGGAGCTATATTTCAACTCATTCTGGTAGGCTCGTATCATCGTGTTGTCTCTCTCTTTTAATTCCAGATAGAAAAGATCATTCGCATCCGTCCGTGGGTCTCCATTCCATGTGATCTGATAATCTACATCACCCAGATAGTAGGATGCAAGCCATTCTTCCTGATCTTTTGCCAGCTCTTCGGTGCTGATTAGAGGATTGCTCCATGCTTTTTCAATTCCTGTGTCATTGTGGTTGACTCTGTAATACAGTTCATCCACAACATATTCATATCCCTTGACAGAATATCTGATTTTTTCGCCGGCTGCTCCTGTGATCTTAATATCTGCGAAGTAGTTGCTGCTGGCAGTAATCGTTGCCGTTGCAGTCCCCTCTTCTATGGACACTGTAAGACCGTATGACGCTTTGCTAAAATGAATCGTTTTCGTGATCTCTGTTCCGGCCAGCGTGAGTTCTTCTGACGATAATTCTTTAATTGCCAATGTAGAATTTCTGTAAAGGCTTCGCTTAACTGCAATCGTTTTGACTCTTTCTTGTCTTGTTGCAGTCGGTGAACCCTTCAAATTGTAATCTCTTGACAGCGTGTAATCTGTTGCATTTCCGAACAATACCGAGTCAACCGCCACTCTGGCATTTGGGTAACCTTTCTTGAACACAATCTCCATGACGTCGAACCGGTCAAGCTGTTCTGTGTACTGGCTGTATAATCCAGGATTTTCGACCGTTACATCCTGCACCTGTTCTTCCTGATAGTAGGTTACTACGTGGTATTCTTTAGGTGCCACATTCCGGAATTGAATAGCAAAACCGTAACAAATATATCCAGACTCCAATTCGATGATAATTTTTGGTATGTCCTGAAACTCCCCGTTTTCATCCGCTATGCTATCACTGACATATCCAGTCGTATCAACATAATCCGCTTCTGACTCTGGAAGAAACATCACCGTTCCATCTACCACGGAAAAATCGTTACTGAACATTGCATATGCTGTCCGCTTTCCTGATTTCAGAACATTTTCTGCATGGCTGAATTCTGTTTGTGCTGCCGTCCCGTTGTCCCCTATCGGTAGTACATCTTCTCCCGGATACAGGAAATTACTTGGATACAGCAAATCTATTCCGTCACTGGAAGTCATATCCGGGATAAAAGATGATCTAATCAGTACCCTTCCTTTCCGGTCAACGCTTAAAACGCAGCGTCCGGCATTCGATATGATCTGCAAGGCCTCTGAATGTTTCACCGCGGGCATAGGATTGTATACCTTGACATCATGCAAATACGGGTCGATCACATATTCTTCTGGCTTCATGCCGGCATCTGTCAAAACATCCAACGCCATATCATACAGAGATATGCCCTCCGTGCGGTACAGACCCTTGTAATACGTTCCATTTAGTTTCCAGTTAAATACATCAACCATAGTAAATTTAGCTTCTGTATCGGTCGCCGACCACGATTTAAGGAATGTGGTTATTTCCGGCACCCATTCAATCGTTCCAGCTCCGTCAATGTCATATCCGAAGGAAACTTTCATTTCCTGCCCCTGCTCCATGTATGCAACGGCTGATTCCGGGTTATCCGGGTTATAATATAAATCCTGATTATCTACCGTCAAAGTCATATCCTGACTCGGAAGGGACTCGCATACAGACGATACGTAATCTTTATATGTGAATGATTTCACCTGCTTATTTGAGAAAGTATTGGAAATTCCGCAGGTAAACTGTAAAATTCGCATCCTTCCCTGTCCATTAACCATAGTCACAGGTGTTATCCGCAGGAACGTTACCGCATCAAATGTATCCTCGGTAACAAATATTTTCCCTGCATTTTCATATGTTTTCGTACCGTTATCAGACTGAACCGTAAATGAAGTCGGGTAGTATTCCCCAAAATCAATTGTGAGTCCCTTAATATCCGCAATGTTTCCGTCAAAGGAAATGTACATGGGACTTAGCAGCTCATTCGTCACCAGACCATTATTGTAGTAGTCATACCCGTCGTATTCCTCTGGAAGGAAGTACATGGTTCCGTCAACCTTTGCGAAATCCTGCTCCATGGTGGCATATACCCGGCTTACTGTGTTATCTTTGAACACTTCCGTGATATTCGCAAAGTAAGCAAAATCATTATCAGATTCTTTTGCAACTACGTTATCCTGCGCTGTGGAACTGATAATTCCGATTCGGGCAGTTATATAGCCACGGTTCCGCATCGGTTGTCGCATGGCCTTTTTATATGCTGCACTTACATTTTGCATGATCTATCACTCCCAACCGGCATCAATCAGATTGAATTTGCAGTTTTCATACTTTGTAACAATGTGAGAATCCGGGTCTGCAAATAATGGTGTTGCCGTCCTGTCTCCCGGATACATTGTAATGGTGATCGGACGACCTGTCCGATAATCTTCAAAAGTTACCGGCACATAAAATGGTTTAATTGCTTTTAACATCCGCTGCCATGTTTCTGCATCCAGCATTGCCCATTCCAAATTGTTCAGTTTAAAAATGTCTCTTCCTACTCTCTGGCCAATAACCGCATTGTTCGCATTTCGCCCTGCATTTACCGTTGTGCTGATAATATACGAAAATCCCACCCTAGGGCACGGGAAATCTACCCCGTTCACATTCAAGAAAGAAGACAGGCCGGAACCTGCTCGTACTATTTTTGTTGCCATACAGGCACCTCCGTTCTCGGCAGAAGTGCCCTCCGGCAGTCTGCCAGTATCTTTTTCTGGTTAGCGGATGCCTACGTCGTCGGCACCCGGTATGATTCTTACTCTATCAATTTTGCTTTTAAATTCCGGCGGATAGAACCGGACATAAAGTGGGACAGGCTCTTTTCTATGCCCTCCCGGTAGTTCGTCTGCATATACATATCAATTAACGGAATGTACTGGTCTAGCGTCCACACATCATCCATGATTCCGTATTCGTCCTCGTCTTGATGCAAGTAATTGTATACGATATTGCTAATAGCCGGTCTTGTGAGTGGCTTATGCGGCTTTCCTTGCGTTCTGGCATATTCGCTTACAAAGTATTCAGCTATATCCTTCAATTCGGCTCTACAGAAGCTATCTGGAGATTCTCCTTCTTCCGTCATTGCCTCGTCAATGGCTTTTGTGACCGTAGGAGATAACGTACCACCTTCAGATGTGGGAGAGACCTCTTTTTCCGCTGAAAAAGAGCATACTCTCATACTCTCTGATGTAGTCTCTGAAGAAGTCTCTGTGTAGTCTATGGTATTGCTCGGTGCAAGTTGCCCTCCTCTATGGTGCACATTGCCCTCCTCGACGGTGCACATTGCCCTCCTCGACGGTGCACATTGCACTGCTCGTGTTTTTTCGTCTTCTTCTACGGTGTCAATAACTTCCTGCAATCTATCATAATCAATCCTGTACCACTTTGTTTTATCAAGTCTAAGTTTGTTATATGCTGACGTAGAAACAACAACTCCGATTTTTTCTAGGGAAGTAAATACCCGTTTTACGGTATCAGCAGACCAAAAAACGAAGTCATTATCCGCCCACATTTGATATGTATTATACGTCCAGTAATAACCATCTCTAAAATTGTTACCACTCTTCTGGTTAATACCTAACCAGTAATTAAGCTGGTTAATAACAATTGCTTTTGAAAGACCACTTTTATCAGATTTTCTTTTTTCCCCTGTCTCACGAAAAACTTTCTCTGACTCAATGTCATCGTATTTATTAAAAATTACGGCCAGTCTAGGAAAGAAGGTTAATGCAGCATCTTTGTTGTATAAAAGCTCTTTGTAATTCATGCATTTACCTCCTTACATTTATTTGAAAAATACGGAAGAACTTTAAAATCTTTTTCAATGCTTATATCGCATGGAAATAAAGTAAAATCATCATCAGATTTGCAATCCGTATTAAAAATCGGTTTATATTTGTTTATCAAAATAAGTTCCAAAACATGAGCATTTGCCATACTTTCATCTGTGTAATACATGATTTTTTCGATTCTTCCATCTTGTCTTTCATGGTATGAACCTGTTATTCTATCTGCGAGATTTATGGATTTTCCTATATAGACTACATTTTCAGAACCATCTAAAAATGCATATACTCCATGTTTTCCATATAAGTTTTCGCTCATAAATTCGCAACATTCAAATGGAAAACTAATAAATTCTCCATTTTTATTTATATATCCAACTTTTTCTTCCAAATATTTCTTTTTTGCACAATTCAGGGCAAATTCCTCTCCATGATCGCTTATAAATTTTGCAACATCTTTTGCAAGAGCAGTTTCATCAAATTTCTTTTCGATTTTAAGTTCGTCAGAAATAGCATTTGCATAATCAATTTGTCTTGGTGTTGCCATTTTGATATTTTCTTTATAGTATTCTTCATTTTCTTTAATAAATTTTGAAACCGTATAATATGGATCACCATTTTTAAAACACAAATCAATTTCAAGGGATTTTGCAATTGCATTTGCATATAAAATTTGCTTTTCTGTTGCTAATTTTCTTGATTTTCTTTCCATATACTCTACCTCCTACAAATAGACTCCTACATTTATGAAAAACAACTGGCAGGCGGTGTAGGATTTCCGCTCTTCGGGAGCTACCCTATCCAGTTGTAAAAGCAGCCGGAGGAGTCGAACCTCCATAAACCACTGACTACTGCTAATCTTTATGACGCCTTGTCCTCAAAAAGTCCAAGGATAAATGCCCGTCCCATCTGTGTGATCTTCCGGTGATAAATCACCCTTCCGTTGTCAAGGACTTCCTGCTTGATATCTTCGTACCCAAGATTGCTATAATCGGAATAAAGTACCCATGTTCCATTCACCTTGTACTGGATCTTCTTATCCGCCAGGATTTTGTTCAGCTCCACGGCAGATTTCAGATTCAGTTCCTTCGCAATCTCGGTCATGGTATATGTTTTATTCACATGGGTAAGGATCGCATTCTTTTTCTCAGCTTCTACCCTTGCTGCACGTTCTTCTTTCAGCTTTGTAAGAAGCTCAATGCCAAAGTCCGGGTTATTCAGGATGTTGTCGATCACATTGTCAGTGGCATAGATGCCATGTTTTCTGATGGACGGCAGTACCTCTGATGTCACCCACTTTTTGAATTTCTTTGCGTTCGGCATATTACTTGAAAGAATAAGGCTGTAGAGACCTGACTCATTGATTAAAAGCATTCCTCTACTTGGAATATCCAAAGATACCGTTTCGGTACTTTTGATAATTCTTCTGTCTTCATCGTCTACGTGTGCATTGATGTCCCTGCTTCCATTCTGGTACCCAAGAATATCCGCAACGTCCTTGCCAACGAACCATGCTTCACCGTCGATCACAGCAGTTCTAACTTCTCCAAACTCTTCGCTCTTAAAAATCTTCGTTTCTTCCATTTTTCCCTTTCCTCCCATTTTTCAGACAAACAAAAAACGCCCACCAGACACAGTATCTCTACCATGTCCAGTGAGCGTGCTTCTCAAAATGTTTGCCGTCCTTGCTCGATTCGTCCTATCCTTTTCGCCCCGTTCTCCCCTCAACGACAAGCCGGGCGGAGCTGATGGATTCGGCTGAATTTGATTTTATTATAGCAGTTTTTCCCTAGAATATCAAGGTCTGCTGTGCATTTGCAGAGTCTATCTGTTCTGCCAGAACATACGGCGGCTGGTAGTTATTGATGATCTCAATAGCCTTGTCCACCTGACTCCGTTTCAATGCCCGATAGGTCTTGATCTGGAAGTTGTACTTCAAATTCGCATAGATGCCCTGATACACCTTCCGGCGGATGGATTTATCCCGGTACACATTAGAGGTCTTACCGCCCATCACAGCCAGTCCCTTGCGCTTCACAGCGGATGTTATCCGGTCTTCCTCTACTGGAAGAATCGGTAAATCCATTTTCAGACTCTCCATGTCCTTCTTAATGCTGTCAACCTCCTGTTGCAACTCCATATGTCCCTGCGCAAGAAGCATGATCTTGTCGTTGGTGCTGATCGGCATGGTGTAAGAGCCGTTCTTCCTAATTGCCGGGAGGACTTCATCCATTACCCATCCTTCAAACTTTTCTGCTGCCGGCAACTGCGACTTTATAATGAGTCTGTAAACATCACCTTCTGAAATGATAAGCATATCTATATCCTGTATTATCGGTGTTCCATCAGCTCCCGTACCAGTTTGCACCCCTATGGGATATTTCATCCCACCCTTACAGTGCCGGGATACTGCTTTGTGCGGGTCACTATATCCTAATGCTTTTGCAATGTCTCTTCCAACAAAATATGGTTTTCCGTCAACCTCAACGGTTCTAATGTCTCCAAAATCCGGGTTATTAAAAATCTGAATATCAGTCATTTCTGGCACCGCCTTTCATTGCTCTGTCCTCTCTGTAACCGCTACGGACAAATCCGTAAATGAGTTTCAAAATCCGCTCATTGCTGATACATTCCAGCATCTTAACAATCTCTTCTTTGTAACTCATAAACAGTCACCTCCCCACTCTTCCAGCCAGAGCCTCATAAAAGTCTCCCAGTAGGCAAGCATTTCCTCGGTGTTCATACAGTCAACCATTTCATGCAATTTCTTTCTGTTTTCTTCCATTACTGCACACCGCCTTTCTTTCCCATGTTGTCCAAGCATCCATGCCCCCAATATTCTAACCAGCGTCTCATGAATGTCTCCCAGTATGCTAACCTCCCGTCAGTGTCCATGCAGTCAACCATCTCGTGAATTTTCTTTCTGTTCTCTTCCATCAATGAGCACCGCCTTTCTTCGTAATTTTGAGAACACCATCAGATTCCGTCAGTTCCTTGTCATTCAGTGTTGCCATGAAAATAACTGCGCTACGAAGATATAATGCGTTATCGCATTCCTCTGTAAGTTGAGATAATAATGCTTTGTACTGTTCTGTTACCATAAAAAACCTCCTGTGAAATATTGATTTTCCACAAGAGGTATGCTACAGTATTAGTGCATATCCCTTGTGGATGTGTCCCATTGGAGTAACCCTGATACCGCCAAGTACACGTAGGTTACTCCTTTTTTAGTTTATTATAGACCAAATCAATGCCTTTTCTGATGACTTCCGTTTTCTTCATTCCGGTTTTTTCCATGCAATAATTTAACTTCATCATGTCATCATCAGATAATCGAAAACTTTCTCTATGAGATTTTGGGTTTTCTGATGGTGGTCTACCATTTCTAGGTGACATTTCATCCGCTCCTTTCATTTGATTTAATTGTATTATATAATTGTCATGACATTTAGTCAACACTTTTTTACAAAAAAATAAGGGCAGATTTCTCTGCCCCAAAAACTGTTACTTCCCAACAAAAATAATTTTGTCACTTTGCCAGAAGTTAATATCATATTCAAGTTCAATGTTTTCAGCATCTTTGGGAACCTCAAAATACACAGCTCCTTCTGCTTCTCTTCCGGCAGATAATTTTCCGTCAAGTCCATTATCATCAACAATCCATGTCTGATCTGCTTTTGAATTATCCGCATAACATTCCCAGTCCATCATGGTGGAAACTGTTTGATCTGTATTGGAAATGTTCTCAAATTTAAATTTAAACTCCCAGTATACATATCCGTCTTTCGGCTGTAAAAACTCATTGCTGTCTGTGTACTCTCCGGCAGACTCATAGGTGATTCTAAAATTATCAGTTTCTACTACATCACCAACATTGAAAGTATTGTCAATTGTCTGCGTTCCAGTTTCAGAAAGTTCAGTTCCAACTTCTCCTACCTTTTCCGGATTTTTATCCTTGCTCATAGAAGCACCAAACGAGCCGATAAAAATGAAAACACCTAAAACTAGCAAAACAACACCTAAACATCCTATTCCGCCCTGCCTGCGTTTGCAATTAGGACAAACTTTTGCTTTTTTTGGAATTTCCGTCTGGCAATATTTACATAATTTTGTTTCTTTCTTCTCCATACAACTTTTCCTCCCATGAAAATATATGCAGATTATACCACGAAAAAAGGTAAAAGAAAAGAGGCGGCAGGTTTTACCCCACCGCCTTAATTTTACGTGAAACTGAAACCGTTCCGGCTAATCCGGCTGTTAATCGCATTAACCAGTTCCCGGCCATCCACATTGATGGATGCATCCTTCTCGGCAATCTCCCGGTTTGTATCTGCAATGTCTGACAGATAAGGAGCCAGTGCTTCCGTAACCGCAGCCTTAACACCTTCACGGATTCCGGCAACGATCTGTTCATTGTTTGCTACTGCAGTTCTGCCATTCGAGAACTGACCAACCATTTCATTGTGATTAGCAAAGAACAAGCCGTCCTCCGGGAAACCTCCGACTTCATACATCGGGATTCTTTCCAAAGCTATAGGTTTAATATGAAAACCAAACGATCTTCCACCAAACTCCGGCACCCAGTCCGGGATTTCCCAGTGCAACGTATTCAGCATAGAAATAACGCCATTAACCGCTTTTTCTACAGATTGAATGACTACGTTCATAGCACCGACAACGCCATTTTTCACATTTTTCCACAAATTTTCAAAGTATGATGCAATATTTTTACATGCTTCTGAAAATGAATTTGATACCGGAGTGATAACATTATCACTAAACCAGCCGGAAACCACTTTCCAGATTTCCTGCACATTTGACCACAAATCAGAGAATAATTTTTTCACTTTTTCGTAGAACTTTGTGAAAAATGTTACCGTCGGCACAATAACGTTGTTGTTAAACCATGATGATACAACAATCCAGATATTTTGAACAGCTGTCCACAGTAATCGGAAAAGATTAGTTACAGTGTTTTTCATGGTAGTAAAGAAATTTACAGTCGGCACGATCACCGTAGAATTAAACCATGCTGATACTACAGACCAAATTCCTTGTATTGCTATCCACGCATTACTGAACAAATTTTCTATATTCTGGCTGGCTATAGTGAATATTTCTACTACCGGAACAATTAAATTTTCATTCAAATAATCTGTAACAGAAGTTGCAAGGCTTTGGAATTCAACAAGAAATTCTCCAACTGTTTCACTAAAACCGACAATTATACCTCTGATAATATTTTCTCCAATTGGTTTCATTGTTTCAGCAGGACTGTGGATTCCAAACACATTGCAAAAAAATTCGATAACAGAAGTAAACACATCTGCGATTGGCTCTAGTAAAAGGCTGATAGCACCTTCGATTCCTTCAATAATCCCAAGAATTATATATAATCCGCCTTTTTTAAAATTTTCTTTGGCAGATTCAAAAAACACCATTGTGGTATCAAAATTGAAAATTTTTCCAAAGATATTTTGAAGAATACTTTGTCCATCAATTTCAATCGAATCTAATGCACCTACAATTCCTCCAACAATTGCACCTGCAATAGTTCCAAGGCCAGGAAGCCAAGAACCACCAGCCGCACCAAGTACTAATCCTGCACCTATTTTACTCAATGCTTCGAATGCCCAATCTGGAATCAAGTTTCTAAGGCAATCACTTAACGTATCGAGAATTCTGCTTGCGATTACATCAAAAGCAGGTGTTCCAGGAAGAACAAAACTCAATTTTGTTATAGATACTAAAATATCTGATAGTTTAATTCCGCCAACAAACACTTTTGCTAAAGAAAGACCAGCCATTTTTAATATTTTAGCTTTATTTTTCCAAGCAAATCCAAGTGCAAGCACCTCGACTATTGCAGTTGCGTCCAAATTGAAAAACAGAGTACCAATTCCTTTAAACACTTCATTCCAATGCACAGCACTTACTGCTTCTTGTGCAGCATTTAAAATTCCATTTGCCCATACATTAAGAGTTTCAGCTAAAGAAGCAAAATCGAATGTTTCAAAAAAATGGTTAATTCCATCTGCTATATTATATCCAAATTGCGTAAAATCAAATTCCTGTCCAAACGCCAGTGCTGCATAGATCACTGTGTTCAGCGCGCTTGCAATGGTTTTTCCGACTTCTCCAAAAAGCGTAATACCGTTAGCATCAGCAAAGAGTCCATTAAGAAACTGTGCTAAGCCAGTTCCAAAGTTTCGTGCTTTTTCATACACACTGTCCCAGTCAATGCTTTCCATTGCACCGATAAGTGCATCACGTATATACTCACCAAGCTGATACAGATCTTTGATATTACTCTCAAAATCTTTCCAGATAGTGTCTGTCTTAACCAGACCACCTGCACCGCCACCTGCGCCACCTGCACCGGAACCAGAACCGCCGGAACCGTAATCTGAATCATCCGGGTTAAGTACATTTAATTCGTCAATAGCCAGAAGGTTGGTTTTCATCTTCTTTGTATTGTCAGCTGCTTTACCGGTACTGTCTGCCAGATCATCAGCTGAACTTGCCGCATCTGACCAGTCATCAGCTACACCACCGCCGGACACTTCAAATTTCCAGCCGAATATTGCGCCAAGGGCATTTGTTACCATTGTTGCAAAACTGATTACCTTTTGCATAACAAAATTCAGAGTCCGTAAAAACGGTTTGAATGCGTTAATCAGTGCCCCACCAATAATGCCGCCTAACTGCTGGAAGTTCTGCTTCAAAATTCGTACCTGATTGGCCCAGCTATCGGCTGTTCTGGCGAAGTCCCCTTGTGCTGCCGTGGTATTTGCTAGGACGTACTGATACCGCAACATTGCCTTTTCTGACTGCGTCATGGACTTAATATCAGCATCCATGCCGTTCTTCATTGCCCACTCTTTCAGAGTAGCCTGCGTTAAATCGAGTCCGTACTTTCTTACATTAACTACCCTCGGTTTCCCGATATTTATTAGGGGATTAGACTATCTCACAATCCTAAAAGGATTTCCGGTACTTCGAGCGGTGCTAATCTCCGCCCTACAATTAGTCGTTACACCTTCCAATAAAAAAACCACCTCAATTGGTGGTTTTTAATTGGCTCGGCACGGTATTGTCATGTTTGTATTTCCATACAAAGCCGTATGCGCTTTTTGATCTTCCTCTCAAATTTGTGGAAATATTAGTTCTATTTGGAAAATTATTTATTCTTGCTGCTTCTGCAACGCTATTGTATTCTGAGACAAGTTTTCCAGATAAATCATATTGCAAAATAGGAATTGCGGATTTATCTTTTTTTACATCATATGTAGATTTCGTTCTCTTGTAGGAAATTCTTTTGTCAGTTGCATATTCCCAAATATATCCACCTGCTGTTTTCCTTTTTCCACTTGAAACCAAGGAAATTTTGCTCTGGCCAACTCCGGTAATTTTGCTTGCTTCTGCCATCGTTTGATATTCTGCTATGAAATTATGACTCAAGTCATACTGTCTAACCGCCTGAGCATTAGGATTGTTCTCTCCGCTAAAGGAATCTGCATATTCTTTAGACTCCCATCTTTTTTTGATTATTTGGGATTGACGATTTTTATATTCTTCTGTGTTATTTGCTTTCCTACATTTTTCGGATAACTTCATTCTAAACTCATCATTGTTTCTTGCTTCTATAGACTTTTTCTGAAATTCTTTTCCTTCTTCTGTTAAGAAAAAATCTTTCATTCTTTCGGAAGCTTCTATTCTTGCCTCTGGATGATTTTTGAAATATTTTTTTCTACTCTCACTCATCTTCCTTTTTGCTTCTTCACTTTTATGTGTGCCAGAGTGATTAGGGGGAAGATGCCCTCCATCTTGAATATTTATTAAAGGATGTCCAAGTGACCGATATTTCTTTATCATCTCTTTTTCAAGATCATAGGCTTCTTCTTCTGTAAGATTCCCTTCCAGAATTTTAGAGTCACAATCGCAAGAATTTATTATATCCACAAGTTTATGATTATCTCTTTTCTTTGAACGATATCTATATTTTGTTCCTTTCCCAATATAAAATAATTTTCCTGATTGCTTGTAAAACCAAGCATATACATAATATTTCTTTTCCTGCCCAAATTCCATAATAACCATATCCTTTCATGATTATTATAACCGAATTTGCACAGTAAATAAAGAAGATTGCAAATACAAATTTAGAGTTTTACCGTTAGCCAGAATTTCTTCTGACACCGCTTTTGCTTGCGTTCTCCGGATTTTTCAAAACACATTTCTGTGTTAAGCCGCTAAAGTCAACGGAACAACCATGCCGGTAAACACGGACTGTAAATCTTTTGCTACATCTGCCTGATCTTTGTCGTAGAAAGATGCCATATCCGCCGTCAGTTTAGTAAGATTCAAAGACACATCGGACATAGAATCTGACAATCCAATATATCCGTCTGTGGCACCATTTAAGAACCTGTTTGCGTTCTCAATCTGTTTGCCGCCAACATCCATAGCAGTTCCCATAGCCTGGAATGTACTGGCATACTGCTTAACGGAAAGCTCGGACATACCGAACTGCTGAATGGAGTTTTGCACAAAGTCATTAACCTTGTACTCCATATTTCCGAACGTGGTACGTACCACGTTCTCAACCTCTGTTAAATCGGATGAGATGTCAATAGCATTCCGGAAAAGTCCAAATCCTCTGATAACCATCCAGTAAGTTGCGTAAAACTTACCGATAGCACCTGCCAAAGAAAATGCACTCTTACTTGCGTTACCGGCAGATTTTGAGAAGGAGAAAAGATTTGTCCCCAGTGATCTTGCCGCAGTACCACTAGATGCTCCTGTACGTGCCAGATTAGCCAGTGCCGTAGTCATCTGGATAATGTTCTGGCTGATGTATGGTGCTTTTGAAAGCGTCTCAAACAGGTATTTAAGGTTGTTTGCAAGCAAAGGTATATTATTTACCGCTCGCCCACTTGCAACGCTTCCTAGCCTGCCTATGGACGTTACAAGGTCAGTCAGATTCTTGTTGTCAAACGACATGGAGCCGATCTGGTTCATCTGCCGGACAAAATTCTGTAATTGAGCAGAAATACTCGGAAGATTTGCCGTTGCCTGCGTTGCAGTCTTTCCGCCCAGTTTCGCAATAGCTTTAATTGTGTTTGTAAGACCGGTTGGGTCAAACGTAAATGTTCCTACGCTGTTCATCCCCTGCACAAATTGAGCAAGCTGATCTTTTATCAGCACAAGGTTCTGTGCGCCCTGTGTAGCGTTCTTACCGCCCAATTTTGACAGTGAATTAGCAACATTCACTATTCCGGTCATATCGGTATTAAAACCACCGGAAACGCTGTTTTTGAGCTGTGTCATAGAACCTGCCACTCTGGAAATTTGAGCAGAGTCCACACCGGCTACCTTCCCCATAGAAGTTGCCAGCGTCGTAATATTTCTGGAATTGAGATTCTGCGATGCCTTGGTAATGCTATTAAGTCCAATAGCAACACCGGACATCTTGCCAACATTGATGCTCAGGCTTGATGCCAGTTTCACCATGCTTTGAGCAAGCGCATCCAGCTTATCAGAAGCGGTTTTCGCATCCGCTTCAATCTTGATCTGGAGATCATCAATCGTGGTTGCTCCCATTTTATCACCTCCACCATTAGTTTTTAGATGGTTAGCGAACACTTCAAACAGTGTTCGGTTGCTTGTTATAAGCAAAAAAGGGGGCAGTAGGCTGTAACACCTATTGCCCCTGATTAGTCATTTATCAAACTGTTCCTATGCACTCCATATATGTGCCGTTGTGCTTGTAAATCGGATGTTTCGGAAGGAATACAATACTATATCGTGACGCTGTTGCTGTATGTCCAAGCAAAATATACACAAGTCCATCAGCTTCGGTTGGAAGCATTGTTTCATCAGCAAGGCAGTCTTTATATGTTTTTCCGTTTACAACTCTCTCAAACTGATGTGGCACGAAAAATCCATCGCTTTCAATCATTCCCACAAGATATACGTCAACTCCGGGCCTGTTTGAAAGTATATTGTTTCCACAGTTAAAACTATATCTTAAATCACAACTTGGATATAACGTATACATAGACGTTCCACCTAAAGCCGTTCCATCTGTTTTAACCACAGACGAAGTATAGTAATATATTCCTTTAGAAATATTGAATCTTCTTGAAGAAAACTCTTTGGTTTGAGCACTAGCATTTGATGTATTTGCCATAACCTGTCCGACTTTACCTGGGTCTTCCGTCTGCATTACGAACGCATATGCTGTCAATGCCCCATCCGCTGTTTTATACATTGGTATACAGTCTCTATCTATACTGTTTGCGTCTCCAGTCTGAGTGCGTCCGTTAGTGGATGTTGTCGGCTGTATAAGTGTATGTTGTGGAAAAAGTGCACTATCAAACTCAATCAATTCATTTAACGATTCAATTTCACAGTTTTCCAATTCATAAATATCAGTAATAATTGTTCTCCCAAAACAAGCCTTTAATTTTTCAAATGTGCTTTGTGAGCTGGCATAATATTGATATGAATTACAAATTGACCACCCAAGATAATACCAATCATCATCTTGCGTCTGTGATTTTGGATATGCCAACAACATATAATATAAAGACCTATACTGTGAAAAAGGAATATCGCAATCCATTACATATTTCGTATATGATTTGTTATTTACAGGCGAAAAAGACATTTGAAGTTCTACTTCTTGCCGCCCAAATAAATAATTTTCACCGCCACCACCATAATTGGCTGGCGTTAAACCTTGTGCTGTAAGATTTTCCTTTGTCCAATCAGGCATCCATGCTTTTGCTCCGTATTTAATGGCAAAGTTTTTACTCTTGTCTATCGGCTTAATGCGAAAGAAAAACCAACCACAATACTTCTGACTACTACTTCCAGAATATGTTTCTTTTGTATTCCAAATGTGTTCATGAGTCATAGACATAATAGGCTTTGAAGATATATACTCACTGTCATTCTTAAATGCGGAAACATTACTGGGAATAGCCTTTTTCACATCAGCTTCAATGGCCTCAATGTCGGCTGAAGTAAAATAGTCTGTTCCTTTTATAGGAGTTTTCCCGTTTTTTCCAGCGGGTCCAATGGGTCCCTGTTCGCCGATATCACCTTTAGGTCCTTGAGGTCCAGGATTGCCTTTATCCCCTTTAGGGCCTTGTGGACCAGTCTCACCTGTATCTCCCTTGGGTCCGGTTTCTCCTTTCTCGCCACGAGGACCTATGGGACCTTGTTCACCTTTTGCTCCCGGTTCGCCCTTATCACCCTTTTCACCAGTATTCCCTTTTTCTCCACGCTCACCCTGGACGCCCTGTTCTCCCTTGTCACCTTTGTCTCCTTTAGCGCCAGGAACGCCCTGTGCTCCTTGCGGACCAGTTTCTCCACGTTCTCCCTGCGCGCCTGTTTCCCCGGTAAGACCACGCTCTCCGGTCGGTCCCTGCTCACCTTGCGGACCTTGAGCACGGATTCCGGTGTCAACAAAAGATTTTGAGGATTCATCGAATACAAACCAAGTTCCGTCCCCCCCTATAAACGGAGAATAACCTTTCTTATAAATCAGATTTTGTACCGGTGATGCTTTTGACATTTTCCCGGATTGGATTTTTGTGATTTTCATAATTCACCGCCAATCTGAAATATTCTTTTATCTCTACGAGATAATATTTCAAAACGTATTACATCGAAAAATTCAATATCTCCGTTTGCAACGAGCTTAATTTCAAGGTCTGCGTATCGACTGGTTATACCACGCGATTCTTCCTGTGTAAGTGGCAGAGAAATGGTAGTCCCTTCAATTTTAACATCGTTTTCATCCCATTTTTTAAATTCATGGGATTCATAACTTAACATTGCGCTAAATTGCTCAACATTTTCGACCGATTCATCAAATTCAATTATGATTGGTTTATTGTCACCTTGAATTAGAATTTCCATTTCTCAACCTCTTTTCTATGCCTGCACGATTGCCGCATCAGTGAATCCGGCTTTTTTCAGTTTTTCAACCATTGCATTTGCATTTTCCTTCACACCGTATGCGCCCACCTGCACCCGATAAAGAGCTTTCGGATTGCCAGTGGTAGTTTCCTCACCTGCATCTGCTTTTGCCGTTTCAGAGGTCACAGAGACCTTCTCACCGGTAATTCCGTAAACGATAGCAGATGCCATCTCATAGTAATTGTAGAGCTTTACGTCATCCTTGTCGTCCACGAAGCAACATTCAACCAGCATTGCAGGTGCTTTGGTATTTTTTAAGACATGCAGACTGGAATTTGTCTTTACACCACGATTTCGGAAACCTAATCTTGCAATAGCAGCACAGACTTTATCCGCATATCCTTTTGCCTTGCTGGACGCGGAGTAGACCAGTACCTCGACTCCAGTTGTCTTGCCGTTGCCGGATTTATCATTCGCACCGGAATTGAAGTGGATGGATACATCCAGATCAACTTCATGAAGTCGGCATTTCTGCACGATTTTCTGTAATACGTCTTTCTGTCCCGTGCCATTATCCACGGTACAGTCATAGACCGTATGTCCAAGCTGCCGGAGCTGATTGATAACCTCATCCTTTACTCTCCTGTCCTCTACGGATTCCTGAATAAGACCTACTGCGCCACACGCAACTTTTCCTGCCGGGTTATGTCCGGCATGTACGTTAATTCTCATAAAAAAATTCCTCCTAGTCAGGACTTTCTGGTAAACCTTGCTGCCGGAGAAGATTGATTCGCTGCTTCATTTCGTATACAGCACATTCCTCTCGAGACTCGGTGTTACCGGAAGTATTTTCTTTCTCGTCTTGAAGCATCGGTTTTTCAATGTATTTAGACTTCGGATGTTTTGCAAAGTTATGCTCAATGGCTGTAGCCACGGCAGACAAGCCATAATTTCCTAACCATGCCCACATCTGTGCATCCTTCCTACGTTCCTGGATTGCATAGCCCTTCAGACAATATCCAAGCTTCGTAGGATTGAGATGCTTAAATTCGTCTATTGAAATTCCAATGGAAAAAGCCACCGGGAAGTATTCCTCCCAGATTATTTTGTGCCAGTCGATTTCTGCTTGTGATCCTGCGGCACTTTTCTCGGCTTCTGATTCTCTGCCAACTGGTTTAGCATTTTGGTGATTCCGGACAGCTCGAAAAAACCGTCCTCCTCCATGCATTTACGCAGGTCTTCGTACAGGTCTGCATAGCCGATTTTGTTCTCTTTCATATATGATTTCATCAGAGCTTTTGCTTCTGTCTCCGGTACCGGATTATTTTCCATCAGACCAACAAAAAATCCGGTACGGCAGATGTGCGGAATATCAGACACCATGTTGATTGTTCCGTTAATCATGTCTTTAGGTGTCGGATTTTCCATGTCAGCCGCATCTTCCAAAAGTGCTGCACAGGAGACAATGCGGAACATCATAGACACAAAGTCTTTTCTCTCTGCCGCTTCAAAGCTAAACTCTAATTTGTAGTCGTTTCCATTAACTGTAATTTCTTTCATTTCTTTTCCCTTTCCATGAATCTGTTATAGGAAAGGGGGCAGTCCGTAGACCGCCCCACATTTCACCTTTACCACATATCAACTTCCGGCTCAGCCGTTTCATCATCGTAGCCAGTCACCACGGCTTTTCTGCTTTTAGCAGACTGGCTTATGATTTTTTTGTCAGGGTAATAGCAGTAGGATAACCATTCTCATCCTCTGTTACCGCAACATCATAGTCATCCTCAATCCACTTCGGAACGGTCTGCACGGATACCGTAGCAGTACCAGTCAGATGATCGTCAGATGCCTCACCGGGAGCAAAAGCCTCCTGCCCAATGAATCCGCAAATACCTTCAGATCCTTTTCCGTCCGTACCGTACAGGATGATAAAGTCGAGCTTCTTGCCCTCGTTTTGCACCATCTCATCTTTGTACTTCTTCTCAAAAGCACCTTCAACTTCCATGGAACCTGCAGAACGTCTTCCCATCTCCTGGGTCTCAACAAGGTCTTCCAGAGTGGAAGTGTCAACCATGTTTTGGGAACCGAACGGGGACGGGATTGATTTTGCTCTGATAAGCAGCTTGTAAGTTCCTGCCCAGTAAGCACCTGCTGCCGCGCTGGAACTCGGTTCCTTATAAGCAATTCTACTTTTTAAGCCTGTTGCCATAATTCTTACCTCCTAAAAATAAGTAAAAAAATAAGAGCATTGCTGCTCTTTATAATCTGTCGTTCCAGTCGAATGTTCGTCTCGCCCGGAAGGTAGCTGCCCACAGCTTATCTTCTTTCCGGCAATAAGGCATTCCAATCAACTGAAACGATAAATCCTTATAACGCTTTGCCACTTCGCTTGCTATGCTCATGGCTTCACTTCTGCTTTTGTTTGTAGTTACTTTGATTTGCGTACTAAACAGCACGCTATTGATCTGCGTTTCCAGATCTGGATTCCGTTCTACCGGCTCTAATGCCTGTATAAGAATCGTTGGAAATGTAGGTGTGGTGCTCGACTGCTCATCACGGGTGATAAGTGCTTTCGGATATTTCTCATGAAGCTGAGCATAGATTTTTGAGAACACGTTGGTTTCAATATCAAATGCCCATTGATTACCACTAGCCATTGTCGAACACCTCCTTTGCAATCTTTGAAATTTCCAGTATCAATTCCAGATCAGTCTCATACATGAATGGTCTGGACGGCATTCCTTTTGTCCAGTGCCATTCTCCGTCCCTATAGTAAAACCAGCCAGATTCTCCATGCTCATTGACATCATATTTCCAGCCGGATACTGATGCACTCGGGTGTGGATTATGCGAACCGGTAATACCAGTACCAAACTCAACATATTTCGCCCACGGGCAATCCGTGTAGACGATATAGGTGCTGCCATAATGTAAAACCATTCCCGGAGTCTTCTGTATGCTCGCCCACAGCTCACCTGTATAAACAGCATTGTGGCTTTGAATTTTCATTTGAGCAATTTCTACGCCACGTTCTGCCAGACGCTCCGCAAACGTCCGGCACTTTGCAATGATTTCCTTTTTGTACTTCAAAATCTCTTTTGATGCATCCCGGAATGATTTTTCTGACAATGATACTGAAATGGTTTTTGACATATTACTTCACAACTTTCTGGAGCAAAAACAGATCAACGGTCAGACCCTCATCAGCAACTCCCTTAACTTCATAATCAGCTGTTGTGCTGTCAACGAGTCCATCTTCGTCGTAAACAATTTCTGACTTCTTCCAAACCACATCACCGGCTTTCAAAGGAAGGTATCCTTTATCGGTAACGATCTGTACATAAGTGCTACTGTCGTCAACTCCAAACTCTTTTACCAGAACTTCGCTCAACTTATTACTGATATTGGCATAGAACTCTTTTGGCTCTGAAAAACCAACTTTCTCATCTGCAATCAGAGGGATTTTGTTTCCGTCACCATCCACGTAGTATTTGATGTTTCCATCATCACCTTTTTCATAGATGGTGACTTTTTGACCGTGCTGTGAATACTTCATCAGCTGCTTGTTAATGTCAAGCATCCTTCTTTACCTGTTTGTAGACCTGATTTACTCCGGTGCTGGCCAGACCGCTCACAATACCAACTGCAATTGCTGTCATAATGTCACTTGCCGGAAACTCCGGCATAACATACATTCCTACTGCACCAAGGATTCCGCCAGACACTCCGACGATAACCGGGATAAGATTATCTTTAATACTCGGAACGGTCTTCGCTCCTAAACCGATCAGATAGCAAATAACGATGATTGCCAAAGATGTGCCAATCTGTGTGATGTCCATAATCTAAGCCTCCTTATGCTCATTAAGACGCTCTTCCAAGCCGTCCAACCTGTGATGCGCCGACTTTACACTTTCCTCAACCTTAACGATTCTTCCATCATGGGAATTGATTTCTTTCCTCATCTCGGAAACCTCGTTTTTGATTTCAGTTGTGTTATTCGATATTGCATCCAGTTTCATGTTAATGCGTGTATTTTCTTTTACACGTTCCTCAATATCCTTTGTGTCTGTCCGCTTATCACTTTTCAGACCCATAAAGACGGAAAAACTCAGTGATAACACGCTTATAATGATTGCTGCCGATACCTGTATCGTCACATCATATACCGCCTTCCTACTGTAATTTTGCGTGCTGCCCTCCACCACCTATAGCACGCCCCTGCTGCCTTCCGGCAACGCTCAATCTTCAAAAACCGGTAAATGCTTTGCAAAAACCGGATTCCTTTTCTGCTCATGGCAGATAGGTTATAGCAGTTTGGCAATCGGATATACCCCGGAAAAGAGGCTGTCACGGTCTTTCCAGCTCCTACTTACTCCATTCTCTGAATAAGATTCCATGTAAGCCTCACCTGCCTGTGAGCGATCATACACAGCTAGATTTACTATGACTCCCTCATACTTCTTCACATCATCATCTATCTGTTCCTGCGTATAATCTTCTGGGTACATCCTATTGATAATCACTTCTTGCCTCGCCTGCTCAATTAACTGCTCAATAAGAGGGTTCTCTTCCTTACGGTCAAACACAACGGATTCTTTATCATCAATATGAAATTGTTTCAGCCGGATTTTCACCTGCTCAAGCATTGTGTATGCCATATAGAACCTCCCTACAGACCCATGAGGTGAATGAGATACGTTTTTAATTCAGAGCCGGTCATTGCTTCCGCATTTTCAACTCCGCTGTCAGATGCCATCTTCCGAAGATCGGATACGGGCATCCGGTTGATCTCTGTTTTGGTAAGCTTTCCTTCATCAACGACAAGCTCAATAAGACGCTCTCTCTGCTTATTGTTGGTGCTGGAAAGCTCAACCAATCTCTCTTTAGATACGGATAATCCGTCACGAGGGAAGATATCTCCCTCGTTATACGGATAATCATTGTCTTGCAAATCAGTGAAAAATCTGATTACCTTATACATTCGATCACGCTCCTGCGCTCACGGTTACTGCGCAAGTTGCGGTCTGGCTACCTGCTTTTGCCGTGATGTTTGCTGTTCCTGCTGCCTTACCGGTTACTACACCATTTTCAACGGTTGCATAAGTTGGCTGGTCACTCTCCCATGTTACTGCCGTTCCAACCGGTGCTACAGTTGCTTTAAGGGTAATTTTTCCATTGATCGGAACGGTTGCCGTTTCTTTGTCGAGGGAAAGCGTGATGCTTCCAGAACCTCCAATGGAGCCAACAACGATACCGTCAATTCTCTCAGCAAACAGTACGATTCCAGACACAACAGTATCGGAAGCGGTCATATTGTTGTAATCCGGACTTTCATGGATTCCAATAAGGCCGGTCTGATCGGAAGTAAACGTAAATGCTTCGTTCAGATCAGCGCCATTTACTGGGATGTAATACATCACGATATTTTTCTTTGCAGTTGCATAAATCTTTCCAGTCGGTACGGATTTATTAAAGATCACAGTTCCAAGACCAAGGAAGTTCTCCACGTAAGTCATACCGAATGCACTCTGCAGGGTGATGTTTGCGGTTGCCAGATAATCAGCAACATCCAGCGGATTCATGAAATATACTGCCTCGATCTCATCATCCTCAAACAGAACCTCAAGCTGTCCCCATGCCTTTGCAAGAGTGGACTGAAAGCCAGTTCCGTTTGCTCTTCCGGTTCCTTTTTCAAGGAATGTGAAGAAGTCTCTTCTGATGCCCTTCTGGATGTCTTTCAGCATCTCGTCTGTAGTCTCGATAACTGCCTGATTGTATCCCTTTTCGATGATTGCCTCTGCGGAAGTGGCTTTTCTCCACTTTTTCAGAGTGATCTCATCGAATACAATCGGGTAAGTCTCGTATTTGGAAAGCGGAATGGTTTCACCCTCACCGACATTTCCATCTTCCAGTGTTCCTCTGGCCTTGTATGCTTTCAGCACCATACCAGCCTGTTTCTGGATCATTCTGGTTACTCCCAGAGCCTCCATTAACTTCTTAATACTCTCACCAAACATAAAGGTGAACTCGACCTCTCTGGCTTTTACGAGGTCTGCACTTTTGATTAAATTTGTTTCAGCTGCCATTTAATATTCCTCCTAAAATAAAGTTGGGTTCAAAGCGATAGCCTTTAATCTTTCATCTCTGTCTGAAATTGCCATGATCTGCTCACGTGTCATGGATGAATATTTTCCTGCATTTACAGCCGGTCTTGTTTTCATCCATTCCGCTTTTGCAGCAGTGACCGCCGCTTTTACTTCGTTGTCAATAATTGTGGCAATTGCACTGTGATCTCCCTCTGCAACAGCTTCAATCAGGGTTTCGATAGATTTTTCAGAAACATTCTTGTAAGCAGATACAGCTTTCATATGATTCAGCTCTTTAATTGCGTTCTCATACCTTTCGTTCTGCAAGCGTTCAGCTTCTGCTTTTGCTTCTGCTTCCTGTTCCTCTGCCGTCTGCTTGGAACGTAACTGTTTTTTGTACTGAGCAGCTTCGGAACTTGCTTTGTCAGAAGCATTTTTATATTTCTCTTTCTCTGCCCTCTCGCTGGCCAGCTGCGCCATAAGTTCTTCTACAGTTGGAGTCTTTGTTTCATTCTCCTGAGTAGTGGTTGGCTCTTGCCCTGTGTTTACCTGCGTTTCAGCTGCCTTAGTTGTTGTAGTGGTAGTGTTAGTGTCTGCCATGATTCATACCTCTTTCTTTCTGCGATTTAAGTTTTCTCTAACTTCTTGCGATATTTTTTCTGCCCCTTCTCTGGGGCATATAAAAAACCGCCAATAAGAATCAGCGGTTTCGTGTCAAAAATATTTAATTGAGCATCTGCAATTCACGATTTCACGTGCACTCGCACCGAATGTTGTGTCTTTGGGATAAAACATCTCACTGTCACCAACAAGGAAAACATCATTGATTCCAATGGTTTTTCCTTCAACAAGTTGGTGTGTATTCCTTACATGGCGGTCACGCATGGTGATCCACCTTTTCTTTTTCTTCCCGGACTCAATAGCTTTTTTGTATTCCAGGTAATTAAACGTCGTATTTGCTTCATTCTCCGCAACAAACATTGCCCGGTCATCTGAAAGATACCATTCATCATCCATATGATTTTGTGTTGTTTCTACGATCTGCTCGGAAAAATCATTCACGTACCCATTTAAGTATTCATCCATTTCCATGCTTACGGACAAAACATCGGAATACTGATTTTTTACTTGCGAAACAACAAATTCTAAATTTTCGTAGGAATATTCTTTCATGACTGAAAGTAAAGAAAAAAGAAAAAGCATCATATCTTCAATACGTTTAGATGCTTTTATCCTCTCTTCTTTCTGTTCTTCCGTCAGTTCCATCTCCCCAAAATACTGCTCATATGGAATTGCTCTGCTCTTTGGATTATTCAGTTCGTCAAATTCATGTTCCATTATTTCTCAGCTCTGCTTTTATCAATCAGTGGACTGTTTGTAACCTGATCTGATAAATCCTGCATTATCCTGTCAGAATTTGGTTTTTCCGGTTCTATATCATCTCCGGTGATTGCGTCTTGAGAGATTCCGCTGTTTTGGATTTTTTTCACCGTTTCTTTGCTGGCATCCCACACTTCATTAGGATCGTCAAAAATCGGAATGGCATTTAATACCTTTCCTCCATCAAATCCAGCTTTTATAAGTGTTACAGCACTGTTTACTTTCGTTGACAGCTCATACAGTTTTTGACGTTTCACATTAACTTCAATGTCTGCCGGAGTGATTTTCTTTAACGGGCTGTCAGCTGGAAGGTTTGGATTGTTTGCTATTGCCGCAAGAACAACTTCAACTTCTTCCAGTTTGCAACTTTCTGTGATCATCTGCTGCTTTGATGCTGCCGCTTCCGCATGATCCCATCCGGAAGCATTGCTCGCTGCCACTCCTGTGATGTTTGATGCATTGTCACTTGTGAGGGGAACGTTGCATTTTTCCAGAATTTTATTCCTGCGATATTGTATTGCATTCAGCATTCCGTCGTAGTCATAATCAATCGACAGAGCCTTAACAAACGGAGTCTTTCCGTCAGGGGAAGTGAATGTACTAAGCCATTCTCCAGACTTTGGTTTTACAACTTCCTCCACAGACTTCTTTGTTCCGTCTTTTTCTTCGATGACTTCCTGCTTAACAGGAAAATCAACATCGTTTGCGTGCCATACAGCCTGCGTGTTCTGCTCAACATCATTTGAGAAATCTGAAATGAGCAAATTCAGATTGTCCATCTCCGAAATCTGATGCTCCCACACACCCATGCGATCATACGATCTGATGTATTCAACAATCGGTATCATACCAAGCGGATTTAACTCTCCGCTTCGTTCTGCATGTTCCCATTCTGAGATTTCATAACGAGCATCCGGTGTGAAGCAGGTATAATGCTTAATTCCTCTTTTATCGCAACGATAAGTGACCCCGAGCATTACACGTTTATCAGGATAATAATTTGATCTGATTACAAAAGAGGTTCTGGGATCTAGGATATCAAGCGTAAAATAGCTTTTTCCTTCCATCCAATTCATATTTGTATCAACATAGATGTAACACAATGCACCGATTTCAACAAAGCGTCCAAGCTCCTGTGTTTTCGCCCGGATTTTCACCAGATCGTATTGCTTGTTAAGCTCAGAAATGCCATCCGATACGTATTGATCTTTCCCGTCTCCATTCTGGACAAGCGTTATAGCATTTCCCCAACCAAATCCAGTCCAAAAGTTAGAAACCTGATGCGCAACATTATCATTGCACCGGCAGTCTATGTCCGGTCTGTATGTTTTTGGCTTTTTTCGTATGATCGGCTGATCTCCACCGTCATAATCTAAAAGGAACTGGATTCTTTGTGCGTTCGCAGTATGGACAAGAATTGCATCCCGGAGAACATCAATAACATTTTCATATGTAATTTCTGGTTCATCAGTCCATATTATTTTTCTTCCCGGATTTGCCATCTCACACCTCTACAAATACGTGACTCCGGAAGAGCAATTTCTTCCCGGCATGTTCTTAATTTCTGTTTCATCGTTGTCAACGTAATAGACAACTCGTTTATTACATTTCTTACACCTGCCGATCACCGGCATAGAAGAACGTCCGTCCCATGTAGCAACTTTCCTGCCGCACCGTGGACAATATATTGTTTTTGGCTTGTATTCCATAATTTTCCTCATTTCTGCAAAAGAAAAGAGCACTGCCGTTTCCAGCAATGCTCTCTCTTACCGATGGGAGAAAAGTTTCTTAAAACTTTACAATCATATTGTATACTACTTATTTTTCAAAGAAAATACACGTTTTTATGCTATTTAGTGCATTTTTGTGCGGTTAGTCTCCCATGTACAGGTATCCAAACATTTTTTCAAACATATCAATAGCATTATCGTAAATGAAAAACGTCTGACGCTTTGATTTTTTGATTTCTACGCTGATTACCTTAAAATCTTTGTCCAGCACGAACCGCTTTGCCAGTACATCATACATGTCCGTATCCGGGATTTTCTCAATTTGTCGAACAATCTCTTCTCTTTTCCGTGAGAGAGTACGCACTTCTGACTCCATATCAGCAATCTTAGGTGCTCCGCTGCCAACAATGTCCTTTGTGCCGGATGTCTGCACACGTTCTCCGCCGGAGAGTGACGGCATTCCATAAAGTGTTGCACGGAGATTCTTGATCTCCTCGATTTTATTTGCAATCATACAGTCATATCTTTTGATCTGGCCAAGGTATTTTTTTGTTTCCATTAACTTTCCTCCATACTTAAATCGGGCTTGACATAATTGTTGCTTTTCTGATCGCAAGCGGATTTTCAATAAACATTTCAAGCTGTGTTAATGCATCTGCCGCGTCGTCATGATCATTGCCACCAATGCTTACAAACATAGTCAGCTCGTCCATTGCTTTCTGGTACTCATCATTCCTTCGGTATCTTACAATTCCAAGATCTGCATCTCGTTGCAGTTCTTCCTGCGTAGGCCTTTTGCTTTCCAAAAAAATAAATTTTCTCTTTACGTCTCCAGAATAAGCAATGATTTTTGCTAACTTTTCAACTTTATTTGGAGCTTTTTTGCTTGTGCAAGAACATTTATAGCCAATGTCTTGTAATTTTTCGTCAACATACTGACAATAAAGATCGCCACCGACATTTCCTTCAAAACGCGTCTGCCTAATCTCATTTCCTACGATTCTTCCGACAACTAGCGGAACCGTAACTTCTTTCGGACCTCCGTTAAACACCCAGTCGTAAATGTAGACATCTCCGTTTTCATATTCAGCTCCGATAGGCATTGACAAACTGTCCCCTCCGCCCCACGCAATGTCCGTAACACCGATTCTTCTGAAATCACCATCCGGAAGAATGCCGTTGAAGTACCGCAGCTCATCCGTTGGGAAAAGAAGTCCTTCTCGTACAAACGGTCGTTGCATAAATTTAGCTTCCCATTCCGCTTTATCAAGGCGCTCACGCATATCACGGTAATATGCTGTTGAAAATCCATTTATTTCATAGTCAAAATTACTTTCATCGTTATCGTTAAGCGCCGGTATACGTCTAAATCTATATTCCGGGTTTCCATCATACTGTTTTCTTAATCTTTCAAGAGGGTCAAGAACATTCCAAAGAGTACCGACCATAAGCTCCCTAGCACCATCATTTTTACGGTCTACCATCTTGTTTAGGTATTCTTGAAATGTGTTTTCCATTCGCATAGGACTTAATGAATGTTCACGATCCCTTACAAGGTCATCCACATACAGATACCCGTCTTTTGATACGTCAACTGCACCAGTCCAAGTACCATCAATACCACGACAAGTAACGGTCGCAAATCTATCCGGGTCGCCAAGCGTAATCGTAAATTCATCCGCACTTTTGTCTGTGGGTAATGCTCTTTTTGCATATTCTGGATGCCAAAATGCAAACAGCTCCGCAAAGGTATATTCTTCTGTGGTGAAAAGATTCATTAACTCTTTATAGAATCCCTTTGCCAGTATTCCAGAATGTCCGCCCATAGCTGAATGGCTATTTGGACGCCTTAAAGCTATCCACGCAAGAAAAAATATACAAATTGTAGATTTACCGACACGAGACGGCATTGAAAGCCCATAGAATTTAATAACTCTATTTTCCAGATCTTCCAGATCTTTTATTACAATTCCAAGTGATTTCCTTCTGGGATAATAAAAACGCTTCCCGTATGGTCTCTTCTTCTCCATGTAGTACATGAAACTTTCAAAGCTCCAAAAAGTTTCAAGCTTTAAAATCTCATAATATTGGTTGATTAGCTGGAAAGAACTGCTGCTGTCCTGTGCATATTTTTCCAGATCCCAGATCGTCCCACCGGTCTGATCCATGCAGTAACGCTCTATAAGCTCCTTAGACCGCTTTGTGAGTTGCAAGCCGTATTCTGTATCCTTTTCATTATTTATAGCCACGGAACAGGCTTCTACGTATGCCTCAATGACCGTCTCATCTATGCCATGCGACTGTATATAATTTTCGTATCCTTGGATTGTTTGTTTCAGATTTTCAGATGCCAATAGAAAAGCACCTCCACTTTCAAAAAGCAAAGGTGCTTGTAAGACCTCTGCCTATAATTTTTCTAGGTTAGCGGCTGAATCAATATTCAGTCGGTAATTGTTTCAACTATACTTTTTTATACATTCCTGGCAAATATTTTCTTTCCAAAACGGATGCCCATTAGGAACATCTGCAAAATGATGAAAAACATCTGCTCTACGATATCTTTCCAGAAATATGTATCCATGACATGAGTTGCACATTTTGGGAAAAATAGCAAAACGATTAAATTTAGTAAGCATGCTTGTCTCCTTTTTAACTAACCGTTGTCACATCTTTTATCAGCCGATAATTGTTTTAATCACATTTTTATTTTTGTGGAAAATAAAAAGCACTCCATCCCATTTGCATTTTGCGTTCATTGCACCATTCAAGGTAGCAAGCGTCTTTTTCGGATTTACTCATGTTTCGGCTATATTCATCCCAAGCAATCTGATTCTCTTTTAGTCTTTTTGCGGTAATGATTCTATCAAAGATCCAGTAACAAAAAATAAACAAAATACAGATTGATGATGTAATTAAAACAATTTGCAAAATAATTCCCCCTTTTTTTGCAGCAGGTAATAATTACTTATTGATTGTTTTCTTCATTATCTTCAAAAGCTTTTGCAAGACATTCAAATAACGGCTGTTCAGAAAGTAAACATTCACGCTCCGTTGTATTTTTGCCAGCTTTTGTTCTCCATTCACCTACTAAAAACAAACTGGATTTTGCCGTCTTAATATCCGTTGCATGATCCCAAAACAGCACATGGATTTCATATGCTACATTTGCACCAATTACATACCTGTATAGTCCTTTTGTTACTTCTTTCCAATTTTCTAAGTTTTTCATCACTTATCTCCCATTTCATTTTTCAATAATCGTTATAGTGTCCTGAATACCATAATAGATCAAGTACCGTTTTCCTTCTTCGCTCTCAAATTTAATGTAATTGTCGGTATGATCGCTTTCTACATCAACTTTTCCTTGATAGTGAAAGATTTCCCGTCCATCCTCTGCGGTTATCGTAATCTCCCGTTCAATTCCGTTTGTCAGTTCAGACTTAAAGTCTTTCAGTCCTCTTATTCCACTGGCAGTTGATGTATTGTACCAGTTCATTCCAAATGCCAACGCTCCAACAATTACCACAGTACCGATAATAGTTACAATTCCTGCCGTTTTGCTATCGCAGGCCAGAAAAAGAAGTATACCAACAGCAATTCCTGTTAATAATAAAACTCCTAAAACAATCCATTGTCCTAATGTAAACATTTTTATACCTCCACCAATTTACTCTTCTACAAGCTCATATGTCTTTGCGAAAATATCCGGTTTGCACGGATAAAGTTCACCATGAACGCCACGGATAATAAAATCTCCAACAGAAACATGGTGTTTACCTTCCAGCGTGTCAATGAACAGCTCTACCGGCGGTTCCTCGCAGTCCAGAGAATCAAAATACATGGTTCCATTCTGGAATGCATCTCTAGCCCAGTCTGGGCAGTACCATTCACCATTTGAGTAAATCAGATCGCCGTCATACCGAAACGCTTCTACGACAACTGGCTTTTTTCTATACTTTTCCATTTTTCCATCCCTCCCAATGTTCACATGAATCATTTAAACATCTGAAGCCACCGCAGTAGTCAGAATCCGCATTGCAACATTCTCCGTCACGCTCTATGTAATGCCTGCATGTTGAGCAATGCCTTTTTTCAATGCCTCTTCGACACATCTTCTAAGTTCTTCCGGCATTGAATTTTCACTTATCCACGGCACTTTTGAAGAATAATTCCCAGATATTCTTCCACAAATATGTTGTGAATTTGGCTCTTCTCCTAAAGTCGTACAATCAATCACTTCCATCTGTTCTTCCGGTACGCTCCGACTCTCCAAATCTCGCCACATGTCTTTTTCTATGCTCTCAATTACTTCTGCCATGCTCATCTTAAATCCTCGTAAAAATATCCAGATCGTAATTGTCCCGGATATGGTCAACAACTTCGCCAAGTTTCTCTTTCACAAATTCATCCTGTGCAATGTCCGGGTGCGCGTAAAATGTGCAACTCCCCGGCTTGCCATCTCGCTGATACTTCCGGTAATCAAATACCATGGTAAACAGCGGAATCCTGGTGAGATTCTTCGTTTTCCGCCGAATCCAAAAATTGAAAAGTCTTTTAAACATCTTTTCTCCCTTCCACCTATGCCGTCCGTTTCGAGATGTAAGCTACTATTTCGTGTAGTATACTTCCAACTCCACATCTCCGGCACCATACGATCCTCCGCAGCGATAAGTAAAAAGTAGGCTCGAACTGATATAATATGCGGCATAGTCTCTATCATTCAAATAATATGGGAGCGGAACAAAGTTTCCATTCGGTTGAGCCGTATGACCAACTGTTTTCACAACTGTTACAGACCCAATAATTTTTTTAAAATCGTAATTTTTCCTGTCTGTTGCGTCAGTAAGTTCTAAGATTCTTCTGTACAGCGGTTTTCCTTTCCATGTACCGCATTCCGTTTCATCAGAACTGTAATTCGCAACGCCAGTAATAATTTCGTTAATTGCATCCGAATTAGTTTTTACCCCCCCCTCAATATGATTCAGCCTATCAGCTGACAGAGGGGTAGATGTATCTGGTTTATTTTTCCATTCTTGTTTAATATATTTCACAAAATTTTCTAACATTTTTGCATCTCCATTTTTAAGCTTTTAAATAAGCAGCAAACACATTGTATTTTCCAGCGGGAAGCACGACAGAATTTTGAAAAACGCCGTTTTGATTTATTTGAAAAGAGTATGTTGCCGTTTCATCCTTAACATTAAGTGATCCATTCTTGGGAGCCGGAACGCCTACACCAGTTGTGTATGCTGCTGCCTGCGAAAGTAATTCAAGGTGGCAAAAAGCAAGTACCAAATCTCCTAAAACCACATATCTGCACCAACGTTCTGTACCGTTTTCTGCACCGTTTGGATTTATAATAGATTCAATATCAACATTCAAAGAAACGAGTTCTGCAATGATTTCTTTTATCTTTCCATAATTGTTCCAAATTCCATCTTCCATATGATTCAGACGGTCTGCATTCAATGGACTGCTGACATTTGGCTTATTCTTCCATGCCTGTTTAACATATTCAACAAATTCACTTATCATGGTTGCACCTCCATTTTGAAATTTTGGTAGGATTTCGTGATACCCAATGGGAACGCCAACGGTAGGATTTGAACCCACAAGCCATTTCTGACAGACGATTTTCAAGACCGCTCCCTTTACCGCTCGGGCACGTTGGCATTTTTATGCTCTCATAAACCACCGATTACTCACTCAGAGAGCTTTGGCACATCCCAACTCTTTGTGCCTTACCTCGGATGTACGTTGTTCTCGCAGTTCTCCGCCTCTACTACATTCCTCTGCGCGTTCGATTTTTAAGTCAAAATCGTTGCCAAAACTCAGGTTCGCTTGGGTTTATTAGGTCATCGGCGCACCTTGTAACCTTATGACCTCGTCCTACGGTGGGGTATCGAACCCCACTATCTCCGGATGCTTATCCGTGGCATTTCCAGTTATGCTATCGTAGGCATCGTTGCAACAATGATCTTTAGCGTGACTTACGCAAGCTCTCCAATTTTAAGTCCTGTCGGCTCTCCCAGACTGTTTCAGTCATATCTGACCGAAACGCAGTGTGCAGGATTCGAACCTGCAGGGCGAATAAACGCCGGCCGGTTAGCAACCGGCTCCAATACCATTATGGGAACACTGCTTGATTGCAGAAATGATACTATGCAGCAGTTAGTCAGCACCTGCAAGCAGGGACACGCGTTATGATTTTCTGCTGTTTATCGGTAGGGTATCACCCAGCTGTTTACCTGACTTGTATATTTACGCAATACCTTGAGCCGCTACCGTATCTCACGCTCTATTTTATTTCTGCAAAGTGGGGAAGAGAGGAATTGAACCTCCATTGTTTACCACATGGGAACTGATTTACAGTCAGCTGCAACACCGCCAATCGTTGCCGCTTCCCCAGAATTGGAACACCAGGAATCGAACCCGGGACTCTCCGGATATAAGCCGGAAGCTCTACCACTGAGCTATGTTCCAAGATTGCATATGCCTGCGCAACTGACATATGCATTTTACAGCTTTTTACGTAGCTGCCAACTAAGACAATCTTTCAACGCGCCGCGCATCTACTAAACCGCCTGCTGTGATTCTTTTTGGCGAACTCCTTCACACCAAGGAAACTACCACAGCAAAACCTAAAACCCCACCGAGCCTTGCGACGGCTCTTTAATCAGCTTTCCGCTAGTGGGGAAAGGAGAAGCCAAACAATGGAAAGAATCCATTCTGGGGACACCCCAAAGTCCCCAACTAGGCTACCCGGACTCGAACCGGGGATACAGGAGTCAAAGTCCTGTGCCTTAACCGCTTGGCGATAGCCCATTACTTCTTGCATCTTCCCTGATGCTCTAACTGGCAGATAATCATTTCTGCTACGTTCTCACGCTGTCTGCCAATTCCATGACCCTGCCGGAACAGTTCGCATTGTAGGACTTCCGAGCAGTTCTGGCATTCATCGTTGATTTCTTTGTTCCCGATCTTCACTATACATCCCCATCTTTCCGGTGATTAGCAATGTACGTGTCAAAGCCTTCCGGATAACGTGCTTTCAGCTTATCTACGTTCATTTGCATGATTTCATCCAAGCTCCAGCCAAAAGACTCACACAGCATTGCCAAGTACCAGCAAATATCTCCAGCTTCTTTCTTTGCGTGTTCAACGTCCAGTTCTTTTTCGTGGAACACCCACTTTTTAATCATGTCGTTGAACTCTCCAACTTCACCAGACAATCCAAGGCAGACGTTTAAGATTCCGCCAAAGTCTTTACATTCCTGATGTATTGATGCAGACGCTTCAAACAGCCTGTCATTTGATTTCCTGTCATTTGTCCTCATTGCTAATCTCTGATATTCACTTCCGGTCATTTGTCTATGCCTCCTATTACGATACAATTTCAATTGGACATCCAAAACGTTTTTCAATTTCTTCCAGCGTTACTCTTCTTGGTTTCGGTATAATGCAATCAGATTTCAGAGAACCTCCGTCAGCCGTTCTTGCATAAGCACTTCCGGTATAATTTTCATCTGTTTCATCTGCATACAATCTTAATGTGTTGTATCCATGTGCTCTGCAAAAACGTGTTGCTCTTGAAATTATGTCTTTCAGTTCCATATCCTCATCCCCAAAAGCTTCAGAATAGTAAAGTGCACTATCTGGTGCCATTTCAGGACAAGTAACCGCTTTGTACGGATATCCTGTAAACTTAAAGATTCTGCCAGAAGCAAGAACCTTTAAGCCTTTCGGTAATGAATATCCAAGCGAAACCGCAAGACGAAGGAGTTTTTCACTTTCATTTGAATTTTCTGTGATAAAACACTTATTTGACAAATCCATCATTCTTCTTTTCCCCCATAATCTTTCAAAATCCTGTTCAATGTTGGCCTTGATACATTCATCATTACCGCCAACTGCACTTTGCTAATTTCTCCGTCCACATAACTCTGAATCAAGGATTCATACTCACCATCAAGCTCTTTTTTCTTCCTGCCGCAGTTTTTGTATTTGTTCTCACGCTTGGCAATTGCTATTCCCTCTTTCTGACGCTCCAGCATGTTTGTTCTCTCAAATTCATTTATCGCGCCAATCATAGTAAGCATCAGTTTTCCAGTAGGTGTTGATGTGTCAATGTTTTCTTTGTTGCTGACGAGGTGGATACCACGACTATTCAATTCTTCAACCATTTTCAGAAGATCACTGGTCGATCTGGCAAGCCTAGAAAAATCATGGATATAAACCGTGTCTCCAGACTGGAGTGTCGAAATCATTTCCTGTAGTTTCGCCCGATTTGTATTTTTGCCAGAAACTTTCTCAATGTACCATTTATCAATCCCGTACTTTTGCAGTCCTTCTATCTGTCTTGCCTCATTCTGCTCAACTGTACTGACTCTGACATATCCTACTTTCATTGTTTTATCCCCTTTTCTTATTTAACCTTAATTAAGTATACCATATGTCATTGTTGACTTCAAGCACATATTGCAATAAAATTAAATAAGTTTACGGAAAGGAGTGTCTATATGCCTAATGACAGCGAATTAAAAAATAGAGTCAGATTTTCAAGTACATTATCTATTGATGTTAATGCAAAACTTAAATCTTATTCTACGGAATCTGGTGTGCCTATTTCAAAAATACTTGACAAGGCCATCACCGCTTATCTGGATTCTGTATCAAGTCCAAACAAATAGTTTTTCTGAATTGGCTTCTTGCTTATGCAGGAGGCCTTTTTGTTTTTTGGGAAATTTGGGGGACTTAGTAGGGCGGTTTTCGCTGATCTGCCAGACCCCCTCCCCCGGTTATTCTCTCCGGCTTTCCCGGTTCTGTTCGTCATTTTCCACAATTTCTCACATGTTTTGACAATGTAAAAAAATATCGTGCCTTTTCTTTACGTTTATATCGTGGCTTCGTCTCCGCTATCCACAATATCTTGCGTTTTGTCTGGTAGTCCTTTGTTGTTCTGTCCCAATTGCGGCAACTGATCTGCTGTTAATGCCTGCGCCCTCTGGCGGTTGCTATCTGCCGTGTATGGACTCGCCCAGCCGTGACGACGGTTGAGAATTGCGATAACTCCCACTGGGTTCGCCTTGCCTGATGCAAGTTTATTTTCCAGACTTTCCTCGTTGTATTTTTGCAACTTTTTGCAAATATCCGAGCCTACACGGCTTAGTTGTCTCTGTGGATTATATCCCCAGTCGTAAACTGTGCTATCTGGAATACCTGTTAAATTACTAAATCCTAATATACTTATTTCTTTCTCATATTGCATACATAGATATATATAATAATCACATACATCATTTACTAGATTATAGTTATATATATAATAATTACTGATGGGGGCTTTATTATTGGCCTGTATATTTTCAGTGCTTCTAAAATATTCCCGATTCTTAAATACATGTCTATGTACATACATTAGCGCTGCATTCCAAACACTTTGACTTGCTTTCGTCAGATCCTCGATGGGCGGCTTCTGGTTTTCGCAGAAGATCTGCAAATACATGTCAATGTCATTTTCAAATATTTCCGGATCCGCTTTGCAATCCTCTACTTTTTCCATGCTCTGCACCTCCTTCTGTGATTTCCGGGAAATAAAAAACGCCCGTAGAAAAGACCTGTTAAAGTCTGATCTACGAGCGTGCTTCACTTTGCTTGTGTTTCTGTCCGTCCTTGCTCTTGCTTCCTCTCGCGTTGATCGGCTCTTTTATCCCTCTACGGACTCCGGGAGAACCTGCGCGCCTCGGCTTAATTTAGTTATAATAATATCCATAATCTTTCAATTTGTCAATACTATTTTATTTATCTTCCGGTCTTATATACTGCCCTATATATAAATATATATACTACTTTTACCTCAGAAGACCCATAGATCTATAGACGTATTATATATTATATATACTTATAGACTGTATAAAAGGTTTATATTATTCGCGCGAGGACTGCCGGTTTTTTGCACACAAAAAGCAGACCTAAACCGGAATTTTTACCGCTGGTCTGCTTTGCTATTCGTTGGTGTATTTGCTGGTTGTTCATGTTCCGGTGCCGTTTCTGATCTTTCCAGCTCGTCCAGACGATCAAGAACGCATTGCAAACAGAAAGCCGCCATGCTCTGACCGCTCAACGTTGTTATACGTTCCTTTGTTCCCTTCGGTGCCTTGATCTGTATAATGTCGAATTTCGCCCGGTATTTGTCAATAGCTCTTCTTGTGTAATCTGCTGTATTTGCCATCTTTTCGCCCTCCATAGCATATAAATATTTATATAGATTTCTTATATAAGCAACTTATATAAATTATTATATATCTTTTTTATATAAATGTATATATAAATTTTTATATAAATATTCATATAAATTGTTATATAGCATGTTTATATAATATTCTTATATATAACTATTATCATCCTGGCATAGAAAAACCGCCCATTTCTGGACGGCTTAAGAAGTTGACAAAAATCAAAAAATGTGATATTTTTTAATCGGTGAAGTTATTCCGAATTATTTATAATTTGGGTACTTTCTTTCCTGCATGGTTGCCAGATCATGCAGGAGCCTATCAGCAGCGCATGGGGTTGCTGTGTGTCGTTTCTGCCCTGCTGGAAACGTTGAGTTGAAAATTCATTATTTCACTAAAAAAGCAGCTAGAAACCGCTGCTTTTTTATTATTCGTATTTACATTTTTTGCCAAGACTATGAATATAATTCATAGTTGCTTCTGTCAGTTCGTCATCAGTGCATCCGAGTCCAGAAATCAGATCATAACCCGGGTTGCAATGCGTAGCGCAGAAGTCCACGATTTCCGACCAGTCGCCTGTATTCTGGCTGTATACGCTTTTCCCGGTTGCTTCTGAATCTACACTAACAGAATACTGTGTTATTCCCTCGCATATCCTATAAACCGGCTCATAACCGTTTTTTCTCGCTTCTTTAAATGCATTTTCTAATTTTTCAAAGTTCAATTTCCAGTTTGCCATTTTCCTTCTCCTTCTCTTTGCTTTTTATTCCTCTTCCGGGTATTCTTCCCGGATATATGTTTCTACTTCTTCGGCTGTCTCCAGTCCTCCGAAACACTCTTCCATGACGTTTATATCCGTCTGTGCTATGATATTTCTAGCCCTTTCTGATAGCTCCATTTTATCCAGCTTGTCAGCTGTGATCTGGTTTATATTTTTTCTCATGTTTCCTTCTCCTTTCATGTGGGGCGGTTGCCCGCCCCGGTGGTGTTACTTGCTCAGCTCAAGATCTTCTGTACTGATTCCCAGATTTTGAAGCTCTGCCCGGACAAGTTTTTCTTGATACTCAAGTTCTTCTTGTCCGTACTTTTTAATTCTCTGGATTGCTGCGAACTTCTCAAGTGCTACTTGTTTCATCTCGTTTTCGTTCATGTCTTGCATCTTTTACCTTCCTTTCCGGCTTTTGCCTATTGCCTTTCGACAATATTATAATAACTTATTTTAGTTATATTGTCAATACTATAATTCAAGTTTTTCTTTTATTTCTTTTTCCTCTGCCGCATCCTTTTCATAATATATTAAGTGCTCCGGCTGCATATTCAGAACGGCGCATATATTATTCAATGATTTCATACTTATATTTGCGTTATTTTCCTTTATTTTTCTCCATGTATCCTGTGATATAATACCTGTTTTTTGTGCCTTGTATGCTGTCATTCCTGCGGTTTTCAGTGCTCCGGCAACGTCAAATTTGAAACGAATCATTTTTGCATTTCCTCCTTATGTATAGATGATAATATTTTTATCCGAAAAAGTCAATTAAAAATAACTAAAAAAAGTTGCATTTTATATTGACAATAACTTTTTTTAGTTATATAATAAAACCATCAAATAAAGAACCGGAAACACCGGAGGAGGAAAAGAAAAATGAAAAATCAAAAGGAATTGAAAGAAATCTATATGGACATTATTAAAAAGGAAGTATGGGCAGATGATCCACACATGCAAGACTATGCAAGGAAGAAACTTGCATATGTTGTGGAGCTGCCGGATGGCTCGATCATTGATTTTGAAAAGCCATCAATAAAAAAAGATTTTTGCTATGGTGCCGGAATGTATGCCAGCGCAACGGATGAGGAAATGGCAGCCGCTGAAAGCATGGTTAAACATGCAAGAACTTCAGAAAGCTACTTCAAAGAAAAAAATCTGGAAGAGATCAACAGCCAGATTGAAAAACTTAAAAAGGCTCTTAATGGAGAGTATGAAGTTTATACATCACTCCATTATTACGGGCAGGAAAACGGATCACGATTAAAAAATTATAGCGTGTGCAGGATTTCACAGAATCCGGAATATGAACCGGGATATTGGAGCAACTGCCGGGACTTGAAAAAATGCGGAAAAGAAGAAATTGAAATAATCATTGCCGGACTTTATGAAGTCCGGAAAGCATTTGCAAAGCGTGTCGATTCATATTTGAAAAGATACGGGACTAGTAAAGTAAATGCATGGTCGTATATCTGCGACTAACAAGCCGAAACGCCCGTCAGGGCGTCCACCGCGGGACGGTCTCCCGGTGCTGATGATGGCAGACCAGGAAGGGAAAATATGAATAGAGAAGATAGACACGTTTTAGAAAGCATCGTCTTTGCTTACTTTGTCGGAGAAATGGAACTGGAACCGATCACAGCAAGAAGAAAAGTGGACAGCATGACAGATGAAGAGCTGGAAAAATTTGTAGAATAACAGGAGGCGACAACATGGCAGACTTTCTTTTTTGGCTCATAATCGGCTACGGTCTCCGGTATTCCTGGGAGATCATCACCGGAAAAATTTAGCAAGGGCGGTTCCCCGGGGTTCGACTCCCCGGCTTGCTTTTACCCGGAAACGGGAAAAATTGAGAATATGGAGGAAGTGAAAATGAAAAAATTGTTTTTGCTCAAAAAAGGAAACATGAAATTTTGTGCGTGTCTGCATGACTGCGGTATATACACCATTGACCGAATCGCCAAAGGATTTGGTGGAATCGTGGCAACGTTTGAAACGCTGGAAGACCTTGAAAAATACGCCGCTGAAAACGGATATAGAAAAGCATAATGGAGGAAATAAAAATGGGAAAAACAAATATTGATATGTGGTATGGAGACAAGCCGGAACAGGTGACAGGATTAGACATATATTTTAATGACTTAGGCGGATTTTATTCCGGCAATCTTCGCATTTTTGGGAAAATTGTTGGTGATTATTACGCCGACAGCGTGCAAGACATAGAAAAAGCATTTCCGCACCTTGCGAAAGATATTGAAAACTGTTTGAATTAGCCGCCGCAGAGGATGTCCGCCGGATCACTACCGGCGGCGGTTTTATGAAATTGAAAAGGAGAAAAGGAAATGAAAGAAAGAAATTATGTTTTGCACACTCGCGACGGTGTGCAGCTCGTGACAGAATCACAGGCAATCAACAACGCACTGGAGCAGGAAAAAAGCGGGATTTCTCCGCGTTATGCGTTCCGGGATTACAAGACCGGCAAAAACCTCACGCCGTCAGGCTGGCTTGTATGGTCAACTTATGCGGACGGGTGCGGGGTTGTTTACCGCCGTCCAGATGGGAAAATGATCGTTACAACCGGCTTTCCCGGTGATTTCTGCATGGTTTAGGGTGGATTTTGTCCACCCTTTTTCTGATGCTCATATGTACATTGACAACTTAATACAGCGGGAAAAGTCTGCCCAGATCGCAGCAGATCGACGGGTATACTATGCCCGGACGAAAAAAGCCATTGACGTTTTCGGTGCTCTTGGTGTACGATTATAATATTATTTTATCCCTGTCCCGGTTCCCGGTGATTCTATGCCCATAAAGCAGGATGCCGGGACATATCCGGGAAAATTAAAACTTGATTATTTGCCGCATTACACCGGAGCAAAGCCGGAGACCATCGAGGTCAGCCTTCTCACCTTCCGTGACAAGGAAATTTCAGAAAAATTTTCGCAAAATTTCACCACTTTTTTACCGACCCTGTAACCGATTTTTGGATGAAAAAATGAGATATAGGGGGGTATTTTTTTGCCGTGGAAATTTTTGAAAAAATAGAAAAAACTTTTTGCATTTTTATGCAAATTTCCTTTTCAAACTTCCCATCAAATCATCCAGCAAGTAGATCAAATCTGTTCCATAAAGGCTCACCCAGTCTGCCAGATATTCTTCCTGCTCCATTGGCATATGTATGTTGAAAGAAAAACAGAAACAATGGCACAATTCATGTGCCAACACACGGCGCAGAAATGCCCCTTTAATCCGGTTTGACAGGTAAACCGTAGAAGTATTGGCATCTGTCACTCCAACACTTTGTGAGCCGTCAGAGCGCGTCAGAAATGGACTTGTTACCTTGACAAATTCTATGTTCCATTTTACTCCATTGATTTCAAACATAATTGCACCTCAAAAAGGGTGATGCAAAACCGCACCACCCTGCACTTTTTACTGGATTTTCTGCATGATAACCTGCAGTTTTTGTTTGAGAAGAGTCTTTTCCTCCGGTGATGCATCAGAAATCACTTCTGCAATGTCAGAACCAATCTCACGCATGTACTTTTCCAGTTCTTTCATTTTGTGTTCCTTATCATCCGGTGTGTTGCCCCGGTGAAGCTCTTTGCTCTCGGTATAATTACGCTTTGCCATATCATACCGGCTCTCCATGTGGCTAACAGAGTCAGAACTCATAGACGGCTCCGTATAGTACATTCTGCCAGAACCTCTGTCCGTATCCCGGTACTGCTCCATGTTCCGGTACATTTCCGGCGTCATGTGGTAGTAGGGCGGCTCCTCGTAGCCACGACGGTATGTTCCGCGGCCTTTCGGTGCAAATCTGCCATCTGCATACCGGTAATGATCGTAAAACTTCCGTCCATCTCCGTAACGGTCAAGCATTTCCATTACATCTTCTGCATCAAATTCCTGCATGGCTTTTGTCAGCTCCCGATAGTACATTGCTTCCGACAGATCTTTCATCATGTCTACAACCTGTCCCATCTCGGCAGTGTCAATATTTTCAATTCCAGCATCAAACTGCTTTTCGGCGCATTCAGCCAGTTTTTCAGTCATGCAATACATTCTCTTAACATCCATAGCTTTTACGCCTCCCTCGTTACAACGATATTGGCATTTGCTACTTCAATAGCTTGCGTACTGGTATTTTCAATCGCAATGTTCACGCAACATCCTGCCGGTACATCTACATAGATTCCAGCGGACACGTTGTTATACTGCGATACTGCTGCCGGAGTGGAACGCATCTGTGAAGAAAGAACCGGTTCTCCACTGATTGCGATTGCCAGAGAAATTTCACCTGCTGTTCCGCCTGCCGGTACTGCGATATTTGCGGAAAACTCCACAAAATATCTTGCCCGGCACTGGTTAGTAAGTCCTCTTAAAGTGATAATGCCGGAACCTTCCCGGTGTTTGATGCAGTTTCCTGCTTTTACCGCTGTGTTTGAAAAAACCACATTCCCGTTCTGCGCTACTTCCTGAGCAGCTACAGTTACAAATTCAGCCATAATATTTACCTCCATAAATGATAAGGGCAGACCGTTAAGCCTGCCCTGTGTAATTCTGCTATGCAGACATAACCTGTTTGGTTAAGTTACAATTATTCTGTTGTCAGCATCCGCAGCCGGTGTTGCATCCGCAACCTGCATAACCATAAAGGTTAGATGCCGGATATGATGGAACCGGTGTTGGACGTACCGCATCAATGATCTGCTGTGTCTGAGCAGACATTGCAGTGGAAAGCAGTGCGCTCTGGCGATCCTGAGAAGCTGCCCGACGAAGATCATTATTCTCTGCCTGAAGAGCAGAGATTTTCTCCTGGCACAGATAGTCAAGGATTGCACGGGTTCCTGCATTCTGACTGTCGATGATGTCTCTGGTGTTGCTGTTCATGGTGTTCTGCAAAGCGCAGGTATTCTGTGCCATGTTGTAGTTTACACCCTGAATAGCTTCACGGGTTTCGCAGCAGCAATTTGCAAGCTGTGCCTGCAATGCATTGGTGTTCTGCATATTGGCAACGGTATCTGCATTGATTGCCTGCTGGATTCCAAATCCGGTCTGCATGATGTTTGTGTTGATTCCATTGAATCCGTTAAGCATACCGTTATTCACGGCATAAAAACCATCACACAATCCATTAGAAATTCCATCAAGTTTGCTGATAACTGCCTGGTTATCAAAACCACGCTGGATCGCAGAATCCGTATAATAGCTAGAGTTGGAACCGTTTCCTCCCCAGCCTCCATTGCCCCATCCTCCGAATACGAAAAACAGAACAAACAGGATGATCCACCATCCATTGCCATCTCCAAAGCCATCTCCTCCGTTGCCATAAGCAGGAGTTACCGGCATTGTAAAAGGTGTGTTTGAATTAAACATGATTTTACCTCCTGAAATTGATATATACTTAATTCTTGCAAGAAATTAGTATCTTTTTTATAAAACTTGTTGTATAATATTTGTGTACGGATAGGGTAGCTCCCGAAAGCTGTTTGTCCTAACAGTTTCCGTACATAAAACTTGTATAGGACATTTACACTGAAAGGACAGGTGTTATTTTTATGCTCAAATACAAAATTGAAGACTATATTGGCAAAAAATATGGTCACCTAAAAATTTTAGGAAAAGCTATTGAGTCAAATGTTCCTAATTGTTTTTTGTTTCTATGTGACTGCGGAAGAGAAATCTCTCTCGCTCCTGACCTAGTTATAAAAGGACATCAGAAATCCTGCGGAAAATGTTTGTTTTCTAACGAGTCTCCCGCAAGAATAAAGCCGGAAGACTACATCGGAAAAAGAAATAATCTTTTAACTGTTGTTTCCACACACAAAGAGCCAAAGGGAAGAACAAAGCTAATTTGTCTATGCGATTGTGGTAAAACTACAGAAGTTTTACCATATCAATTCAAAAAAGGATCTATAAAAAGTTGCGGTTGCTTGCTCAAAAACAGTCCAAACTACTTGGACGGGAGAAGCGCCAACGAACTTTATGGACTTTGGAAAAACATGCTTGGAAGATGCGAAAATCCAAATCACCCAAAATTTTACCGGTATGGCGCTAGAGGAATCAAAGTGTGCAATGAATGGCATAATTTTTGGAGTTTTGTTTCGTGGTCTATTTCTGTCGGAGGAAGACCAAATGGCTTTTCCTTAGACCGAATAAACAATGATAAAAATTACTGTCCAGAAAATTGCAGATGGGCTGATTCCAAAATTCAATCTACAAACAAGTCAACAAACAGAATCATTGAACATAACGGAGTTTCAAAGACTCTTCATGAATGGGCCGCAGAAATCGGAATAAGCGATCAATCTTTATCCAAACGCCTGCAAAAAAAATGGCCACTAGAAAAAGTTTTTGCTCCAAAGTCCAAATAGCTATTTTATGGGGAATTGGTTTTTAAATTCAGCAAATGCTTTATCAAAATCAATTCCCTTTTCTTTTGCAATGTTCCTTCCAAATTTCTCTATGCCTTGTATATCTCCTCTTTGAGCCATATTCATTATATTTCTTACCATTGGATTGCTCATGATTTGGCTGTTACCCATAATATTTTGCATAAACTGCTGTGGATTTTGAAACATCTGCATTAAATTCATCGGATTCATTCAGATTCACCATCCTTTTTCACTGTGGCAGTTCTTCCTTTTGTTCCAGGTCTGGCTATTGACAGTTCCAACCGGTCAATCTTTTCGGAAAGTTCGTTGAAGCGTCTCTCAAATACCTCTGTGACGTTCTGTGCGAGTCCAGAAGCCATTTTATCTGCGTCAGCCTGTACTTCTTTGGGTGTATTTAGTTGAACCGGTTTATAGGTCAATGTGCGTATTGTTCCATCAGCGCACCAACTTTTAACATAGATTTCTGACAAGTCCTGTTTTGGAAAGAAAGCTGCTGATCCGTCCATAGGCACACAATCAGCTGTCACGTTTTCAATTGCCTGCACGACCATTCCGTTAAGTCCCCTTGGCATCTGTTGCACCGGTTGAGTCTGTTGCTGAACCTGCTGCACTGGAACTTCCGGTTGCTGAAATCTTGGCTGCATATACGGAAGATATGAATTTACACCGTACTGTTGCTGGCCATACGGCATCTGTGGATACATATTATTCTGATACGGAACCGGCATCTTCCTTTACCTCCTCTAAAACTTCCTCTATTGCATGAATGACTTCTGATTGTGTCTGTAGATCAAGTCTCTGCAATTCTTTCCGGGCAAAAATCTTTTCTAAAATTTCATCTGAAAACATTCTTTTCTCCCTCCTTCTGCTTATATTCTGGCATAAAAAAAGACGGCAAAACCGTCTCAACTCTTCAAAATAACAATATGTAAACAGTAAAAATAGAATAAAACCTAGCCATTTCCGGTTTTCTCCCCTTTCTAACGTTCGCTCCCGCGATAGTAAGATATGGGAGAATATATTATAAAGTAATGAAGCGAATTTCTATATCGCTCCCTGTAATGATAATTCTCTCTATACACTCTTTTAAAACACGGTTTTTGTCCCGCACTGTCAATGTATCCCATACATCAGACATCCGTTTGATCTTCTCGATCTTTTCTGTATCAGACCTCCTGTCGTTTTCAATTTCTAATTCCAATTGTTTTTTTAAACTGCAAATTTTATCTTCTTCCTCTTTTATTACCTCCAAAAGATTATCACTAGGATTATCCGCATAAAGCATGTACAATCGTTTTACTTTTGCGGATGATTTTTTTATAGATTCTTCTATCTCTTCTTTGTGGTTTTTGGGCGGTTCATCTTGATTATCAATATTTATCAGAAATCTCTTAAAGCAATCTTCGACTTCCGCTTCAATATCTGACGCAAACGGTTTAAGATTATAACAGTGGTCGGACCGTTGCATGTATTCTTTATTTTTGTACTGTGAATAACATACAATCTTATGATAATTCCCCCATTTTTGGTAACGCATCCTCGCACCACAAACTCCGCAATAGCAAAGACCGGTTAATAAATTATCGTGGTTTACATGCGAATTAGTAGTTCTTTTTCTCATTAAATCTTGCACTCTATTAAAAGTGGCTTCGTCTATTATTGGTTCATGCTTTCCTTTATACACTTTTCCTTTGTATTCTATCATTCCAATATTAGATTTTCTTTTTAGAATGTCCCTAACAATTTTTTCTGACTTGAAACCTACAATTTTCGCAATGTTTTCGCATGAATACCCGTCTAAATACATATTGAATGCTTTTCTGACCATTTCAGCTTCTTTCTGATCTACATGAAGTATCCCATCGTTTCTGTCATAATAGTAACCCCATGGGATGAGTCCTCCACCCATCCAGAATCCCTTTTTAACACGTTCAATCATTCCGGCGGTCATTCTCATACGTATTACTTCTCGTTCATACTGGTTCATAGCAGCATTCATAGTCAGCATAACCCTGTCCATAGGGTTATCTGTCCGCAGATCTTCTGTCATAGAAACTACTTTTACGCCATATTTTGGAAGAATTTTATAAAATAGGTTAAGTGTATCAATCACATCTCGGCTCATTCTATCCAACTTATAAATGTAAACCGTTCCTATCAACCCTTTTTCTGCATGGTCAAGCAGCTCTTTTATTTCTGGCCGGTCAAGTTTGCTTCCGCTGTACCCACCATCTATATACCACTTGTCAATTTTCACTCCCTTTCTTTCGCAGTAGTCCAGAATCTTCTGCCTTTGCACATCAAGTCCGTACTTTTCGGTTTGAGATTCTGTTGATACTCTTAAATATGCAACATTAAGTTTACTCATATTTGGCCATCCCTTTCTAAAAGAAATGGCTAGGTTTTATTCTAGCCATATTCTACAATTTTATTTATTTTTCGTCAATTTCTCGGATAGAATTTTTTTGACTGCCTCTATCTGAATTTCATTTTTTTTGAGTTCTTCTTTAGTGACTCTTTTTCCATTAACATAAATTGTAGTCATATTGCCAGATACCTCCAAAAACTCCATGATCTTACATATAATTGCCCTCTTTTTCTTTGTTATGCTGGAAACACACATACTCAATTTTTCCGCTATTTGAATATCACTGTTTCCGGCACTTGCCATTTTTAAAAGTATTTCCTCTTCTTCAGAAAAATTACAGTTATCTAACAAAAAATCAACTTCCGGCTTACTTAGTCTGTTGAAGTTCGACCTCATAAGCCCTCCTATTTCTGCGCAAAATCATATCTTTTTCAAGGCAGATCTTGCACTTTTTTCTGCCTGGAACAACTTTTAATTTTCCGCAGCGTGTACATATACCGCTTGCAATTCTTTCAGAGTATAGTTTATTTTGTTTCTCTCTAAAAGTTGCATTGTATATCCGCTTTTTTTCTTTCGATACAGGATTTTTTTGGCGGTAATCATAATAATGAGCTCTGCACAATACACACTGCTTTTCATTGCCAAACAATTTTTCCTTTTGGCACATCGGACAAATTTTATGTTCCCTGCAAAATTTTCTGTTTTCCCTACGGTATTCCCTATCTTTCTCTAAACAGTTTGAACAAAGACAACCTTTCCGGTCCATTGGCTTTCCACACCTCGGACATAATCCGTTTTCTTTCCGCGTTCTATACAACTTTGCACTGTATTCCTTCTGGTTTTTCATAATCATTCAGAGTAAAGCTAGCTTTATTGTCCGGACAAACCTCCCTACTCCTTCCGATATTTATTTTTCTTCTAACTTAGCAGGTCCACAGATTATTCCATCCAATTTATGATTCACTTCCCCGATAAGTTTCCGGATATTTTCCGGCATCTTTGCAATTGTGTTTTCTCGCTCAACAATTGTCCTGTAGCACCGTACAAAGTGGCTGCTCACAACACTTTCATTGTATTCTGTATCCATTGCCCAAGCGCACAACTGATTTGAGGAACCTACAGCTTTCTGAACTGATTCCGGCAGCTTTGCGTATTCCTCTCGGCTATTATAACCACTTCTTCTTATAGCCTTACTTACCAATGCCCATGCTTCCATTTCATTCAAATCTTCTGGTTTAGTGAGCAATTGGATTTTTTCGATGATCTGACCGGGAGATGGCGGAAATCCGCTGGCGTTCTCTCTGGCAAAAGCCACAAATGCTGCCTGCACAAGCTTCCAGTCAAAGTCCTGCAACATCATATGCCAGACATTTACCGCTGCTGTTTTGCTAGGTGGATTGTAATTCTGATATGCTGCCTGCATCATTGCCAAAAGATTTTGTGTCTCTTCTCTGGTCATCAGCTATCCCTCCACTCGCCTAAAATATCCTGCTGTCCTTTTGGCCTGAAGACTTTCTCTTTCTGATTGACGTATCCCTCAAATTTGGTGCAAAACAGCGTTCCAGGCTTCAAAAACTGCTCAAACTGCGTACCTTTCCATTCCTTTGCCTTTTTGTCGATCACGTTCTTGAAATCTTCCATCGTATATCCTTCGGAGAATCTGGCATTTATGTAAGATTGTGTCTGCTTGTTATTGTATTTGTATCTCGTTCCGCATACTTGATTCAAATAGTCAACAATTTCCTTGATCTGCTCTAACGTAACACTCTTTTTCTTCCGCTTATCCTCTTCTTTCAAGGCTGCAATTGCCAAATCAAGAGCCTCGTTATGCATAATGCATAGCTCTTTTGACGGATTAGCCGGACTATCTGGGTGCAAATATTTTGTTTTCAGATATTCAATAGCCTCTTTCTCTTTCATAATCAACTTCCTCCAGTTCATTCAAAGTGCATCGGCTACATAACTGCATTCCGTCCACTTTGTATAATTTTTCTACTTCATCCCCACACTCGTCGTAGATCAGCACCACCGTATGTCTTCTAGGACAACTATCCCCCAGGCAAGGATACGATTCCGTTGCACAACCGCAGCATTCATCTCGTTCAGTTATCACTCTGAATTCCCTTCTTTCAACAAATCCATAAATTTGCCATACTGTTTCTGTGACACCTTATTATTAGCCTTGTCTGCTCTCAATTCGATTTTAAGGTGCTTTTCTGCGATAGATGATAATTCCCTAGCCATATTCTTTCTGCCCTGCTGAATCCCGTCTCTGTAGCCCTTTGATGGTTTAAATTCATTTATTTTCTCTTTCCCATCCCCTTGACCACCAGATGTCTTGTTATATCTACATTGATAACCTTTCTTTGTATATACCAAAATCCAATATTGTTCCCATCTATCAAGCTCCCTTTCTGGATAATGAATAAAATTAAGTTTCCACCCATACGGATTATCTTCGCTATAAAACCCTCTCTTTTTAATTGACAAGTCTATATGCTGATATCCAGATAGATGAGAAATGTTTCTCTCTAAACAATCAACACTTTGGCCGATATAGAAGTACGATATTCCGTTTTCATCTTCTCTTGTGTAGAAGTAAATACCGCTTTGATTTTTCATATCCGGACAAACCTTTAGTATTCGCTTCCGGTTATTTTCTTTTATTGCATACAGTTTTTTATAATTAATATTCGACATTTCTCCTGCCTTTCAATGGGATTGTCAATATATCCTCAATAGTCCATCCCAATTTTTTTCTGTGCAACAAGCAGTGTGCATTTATACCTACTATTTCAGCCCATTCAATAACTCTGTGTGATTCTCCTTTATACTCCCAAATCGGGGAACAAGATAAATTTTTACATTTTCTGCTACAATACACAGCATCATTGAAATGTCCTCCTCTTTTAGCATTAAATGCCTTTTTACATATAGGACAAATTTTTGTATAATCCTTTATGTTAGGATGGTTGATGGAATAAAGTTTTCTTGCGCAAGTACGACTGCCTGCGCCATACCCTCCATTCTTGCTCGTTCTTCTTTACTTCTTAACATTTATTTCACCAAACTATCCATTTCTACACTGAATCCATCAAATTTTCCAGTAGCCACATAGTGATTTGTGCTAAAAAATAACAGTTTTTTCCCGCTGTTTCCCATGCTCACACCATTTTTGACAAGCGTATGTTTTAATAATGTAAGAACCGCTTTGATTTCTTCTTTTGTTTCATCATTCATAAAAATCACCTCCACTATTAAAAAATGGACATTCAAAACACCTGCAAATCATCTCGCCGTCCTCGTTTTCATAGTAGTTATCACCGTATCCGGTGCATTCGTAGCAGTAATCATAATCAGGATCCATAGTTAATCCTCCCAGCTTAATTTCTGCCCGCAGCATTGGCAATAATCCCATCTTGCTGTAACTCCGCAGTCGCATACAGGGCAATAACCAGCTTTCCAGATATAACTTGTTCCATATGGATTTTTCACAAGCTTCCTTCTCTGTTTTTCCATAGCCTCCCGACATTCTTCAAGCGTACCGATCTCTTCATAGGCTGCACATGCCTCAATAGCTTTTCCGACAGTTCCGTGTATCTTAACTAATCCCAGATACTTAGCTGCTTCTTTCAGTGCCCTCACTGTACCGATCTTCCTGTACTGCTTCACATGTTCAATAGCTGTTCTTACCGCCCAATTCTCATCAACATCAAAGTTTTCTATATATCCCCAATCAGACTTTTCCTGTGCGATTATTTTTTTCAATGCGCTTTCGAGTGCTTCATTCTCCGTCATGGCCGTCTCCTTTCTCATCAAGCGAATTATATATGCGCAAATACATCTCATAATCGTCAGGATCCATCTCATCCGAAAGAAAATCCAAGAAGTCTTTATTCCGCAAGCATTCTTCTGGTGTTCCGACTTTTCTATATTCATCCCACATGGCAGATTCATCGTATGTAAGGATTCTGGCATTGACCGGATCTTTTCTGCCCGGCTCCCGGATGATACGTTCCATTACATCCACCATATCTTTTAGAGTCATCTGATCTCCATAGATGGCTTTCACACGGTTTGTTAATTCACGATACTCCTGCATATCTCTCAACAGGATTTCTACTTCATTCTCATTCATTACTTTTCTCCAACAATTCCGGGTTGTCATATACGTTTCCTATTACTTCGTGTTTCTCGCCGCTTTCGCTACCAATGTAATATAATGGCTCATGATCAATTCCTAACGCCCATCCGCCTTGTTCATCATCCCAAATAACTTCGTATGGATGATGCGGACAATATATTTCTCGCATAATATCGCCTTCCCAGATCTTGTTGCCACACTTATCGGTCAATCCAGTGCACTGGCAGATTGTTTCAGCGTCAACTAATTCAAAACCAGATGTTTCTCCAAATGAGTAAAAAGTTGCCGTTGTGTCGAAAATTACATGTATTTCCTTATCATACATATCCAGTGCTTTTACATAATAACCTTCTACCCACTCGCCGTTATCAATCCGCTTACCACGGAAAAGAATCTCTTTCATAGTCATTCCTCCAGATAATCACGCACTAAGTTGTGCATATCTAGCCCATTTGGGCTTTCATCAATAACTTCATACAGATCATCTCCCAAATAATCAGGTGCGTATCCATCGGCAATTATGCGATCAGTAAAATCTCCCTCTTCACACCGATAACAACCACTGCTACGCCTCTTCCAGTTTTTCTCGTAGGAATGACCGCTGATCTCCAACGTTTCAACCCATCCATCTTCCGTTGTCTCAATCGTATATTTCATTCTTCTACCTCCTTCGGTTTCTCACACCGCTCAAACTCGATCACCCAGACCCACGGGTTTGCATCCCATCCGTAGCAGTCAAGGCACTTTTGGTTAATGCTGTTCCACAAATTTTCAAATCTCTTTCGGTAGCTGTCGCAGTACGGGCAGTCAACATCCATATGTCCAAGCGAATGAACATCTACAGTGCCGATTATTCCTTCCCCTTTGCACAATGGGCAATATGCCTTATCAACTGGATAATCAAAGCTGTCTGGCATTCCCTCTGCTTCTGCATCATCATCTGTCATATCCTGCAACCGCTCCACCCTCACATCCGTAACCTTCAGCCAGATACGAGCTGCCTCTTTGGGCATGTGGATGGATGGGCGCCATTCTGGTTCACTTTCCACCATAGATTCATACATCTTTTCAAATTTTTCATCTGGGAGATGCACTTCTCGACAGCCTTCGTTTTCCTGCTCTTCAGATGCTCGATATACTATATAGGCCATCTTGCTTTCATCGTCCATATTGCTGATACCCCATGTTTCCCGGACATACAAGATATCTCCCGGCTGGCATGGTGGATAAATTTTCCCCATTGATGGCTCCGTGTCATATAGATATACCGGTTTTTCATTCACTTCAAAGAAAGATGGTGTAGATTTCACAATCCTCCGTGTGCAGGTCTTCCGCCCGTCCAGAATTGCTCTCACCATTTCGGTTCTCATCAGAATCTGTTTAATTGCCATCTACCCACCTCCATCTAAAATGAAATACTGCAAAATGAATCTGAATGTTGAAATTTTTATCAATCATTTCATACTGTGTGCTTATTCTGATTGTTGGAAGAATATATACATCTTGTATATCAACCAGAAAGTCGAATCTGTCAAACCTCATCTTCGCACCTCATTTTTTTCGCCGCCTGCATAATTGGACAGCTATTGCACTTGTTGGTATTAACTGCATTGTCATAGGCATCAACCAGCACCTTATGGTTACTCTCCGCAATATGCAATAGCTCGATCAGCTGGTATTTTTTCATGTTATTAAGCGTAGAATCAGCCGGAAGCGGCTTCCCGATCACACCCCTATCGAATCCGCTAAAATTAACCATCTACTCCACCTCCTTTCACGATTTCCAGCAGATCATCTACCAAGTATGCAACTTCATACATCATCATGGTGGCATATGACTTTTCCTGCTGTTCCGCATCCTTGTTCCCATATTTTGTGCATTCCTTCAGGAATGTTGTCCGTTCTTCCAACTGTTCCACAACCTTGTCCAGATCGTAGGCAGTCGGTGCGCATCTCGCAGCTATAACTACCGGATCATTCTCAACTCTGCCCTCAATCAGCAGATCTGCATCAATCAGCCTCATCATTTACCCTCCTATTCCAATACTTAACTGCTTCTTCCTCTGTCAGCGCACAGGCTGTATTTGCAAGGCAGTTATTACATGATACCCAAGGCGTGCTTGTTCTCCAAATATGTATACTCTTTCCCCCGCAGAACGGGCACGGTTTAAGTTTCTCCATTAGCTTTGCCTCCCCGCTGTTTACTTGTCACTCTCAAACATGATATCCATTCCTTTGCCAAGTGCATATCCATATTCCCGATTAGCTCCGCAGGAATTTTCCCAGCCTTTCAGCATATAGATCGCGTCGCACAGATTCATCATCGCAAAGTCTACATTAAGCATCTGTTCTCTAGTAAGTCCTTCAACATCAAGATCTGCCGGATTAGCTACCCGGTGCCCGTACTCTTTGATCTTTCTTTCTGCTATCTGGAAATTTTCATAGTAGTTGTCAATGCCCCGCATAGGGCCGCTGATGTATACGTTCATACTCATTCTCCTTTCCATCCTCCAATTCGTTAATTAAGTTAAGTTGAGTTAAACTCAATTGCACCTCATGCTGTTCAAGTCTATTTTTTGACAGATCGTAATAATACGGATCCTTCTCAAATCCCACATACTGCAGTCCGGCGTCATGAGCTGCCATAAGACTGCTTGCGCTTCCGACGTGAGTATCTAATAGCTTCTGCCCTGGCTTTGCATATCTGCCGAAAATCCAGTCATACAAAACTTTTGGCTTCTGCGTTGGGTGTATCCGCTTCTCATTCAACTTTTTGTTTCCCTGCTGGATATGCCCTTCACTTATGGATTTTCCCTGGAACATCCCGTTCCACATGTACCGGAACAATCTCACAGAATCATGCATACTGCAGTAAGCAATCTCGCAATCCGAAAAATCACTATTGCCGTTACACTTATCCCATACAATTCTTCCCGGTGCGAATTGGTATTCAAAATAATTGCATCCCCAGATGATCTGCTCCTTTGATACCCGGAACAATTCTTTGAAGTAATCTTCATCCGGCACTTGCCAACATTCTGATTTTTCATATATCCGTTGGACACCTATGGGAGAGATTTTTCTCCCATAGAATCCTCTGCGTTCAGGTCCAGAGAAATACGGCGGGTCAACAACTGCCAGATCAAAATATTTGTCTGGGAACTCTTTCATTCCGTCTATGCAGTCCATGTTGTAGTAGCCAAAATCCATTACATCACCCCATCCAACATATCGAAGATATTCTGCTGTCCCGTACTTTTGTCTGCAGCTCGCATGGAAACCTCGCCGTAATTCTCCACGAGCATTTCATTTTTTGCTCGTTCATAGAAATTCCGATCAATCTCGAATCCATAACACGGCCTGCCAAGCTCCATTGCCGCCCGAAGTGTGCTGCCACTGCCACAACACGGGTCGATTACCACATCCCCTTCATCCGTAAAAATCTTAATTAGCTTTTTTAGCAGACATACTGGCTTCTGCGTTGGATGAATTTTCGGATACTTGCCATCCGGGTCTTTTTCCCACGGCATCCAGTCAAATATCATCTTTCCGTTATTGTTGAACTTTGGCAGCTTGTCTCGGTACAGGATAAGCGCATGTTCTGTAGCTCCCACTACCCTCATATTTGCTTTAAGCACCTGCGCAGAATAATTTTTGCAGAATGTAACATGTATACTATTCCTGAATCCGTGTTTTTCTGCTGCTTTGAGCATGGTCGGTATTTGTTGAAAACTGCAGAACACAATCATGCATGGCGCTTTTCCTTTTTCCTTTGGCTCTTTTTTCAGCATCTTGCTGCAGAAATGGAAATACTCATAGAGATTGAAGTTGAAGTCGGAATTGAACGCCGCTTTTCCGGCCAGCTTGCTCTCTCCATTTTTATTGTCACCACCGACATACCACATAGGGTTACTGCCGTACATATTGTTTCCCAGGTTATACGGCACATCTGCAATAACAAGCTGTGCTTTAGGTATTCCGTATTTTTTGTAATTCTGCATCGAATCACGATAAATCTCACATTTTGTTTTCATTTTTTGAAAGGAACCCGGCGCGCCTTTTATCCGGATAGGTCCCGGCTCCTTTCTGTTATTTCTGTGCCAAGTAGCACATGATCCCGCATTCCGGGAAAATCTCTGTGTTCATGTTACCTCTGTTCGGTTCAAGTTCATCCAGATATACCGGATTACCTTTTCCGTCCTTAAGGATTGAATAACCAACTTCTCTTTCCAACTTCGCCCGAC